AGGTCCCGACACCAATGGTGCCGCCCCCTCGTCGGGGAAGCTCCTCGTCGGGCGCGGGCTGCTCGCGGAGGCGCAGCCACTCGCGGGCGGCGGCGACGATCTTGTCCACCGCGAACTCGGAGTATTGCTTCCCGGCAAAGTATTCGCCCAGCGCCCGCCGCACCTCATCCGGGTCGATGTCGGGCGTCGGCGGCGCAACGGGCGCGCGAACCAGATCGACCGCGTACTTCTGGCAGTCCAAACACGCGACCTCGGTGCGCTCCGTTTGCTTGCCGCATAGGACGCACGTCGACCATTCTGGGACTTCCGGCGCGGGCTCGGTCGTGTCGGGCGGCAGCAGTGGTCCGACCCAAGCGTCGAACTCGCTCACGTCGCGGCCTTCCTCCTGCCCGTTGAGCACCACGTACTGCTCCGGCTCTTCCTTTCATTGGTCAATTCGCTATTACGAATGGCACGTTTTGGATCTATCGGTGACGGCCCATATTCTTCGTCCTGCTCTTCGTCACACTCTACGCACATGATCCATTCCTTATCGCCAAATTCAACGATTGAACCGGATTCATTGCATGGGTAGACGTATGCCCTGACCGGGTCTCCCTTGTTTTCCATTGATCATCCCTCCCGCATGTGCCCGCGTATGGGCTACGGCCACTTAGGTTCGTAATCACGGCACCGCCCGTCGTTCTTGGCGCGGCAATGCATTTCCTCACCAGTTACGACGTCGCGGCCGTTGATGTGGCTGCAGCGATACTCCGGCGGCGTCGGATGCCATCCCGTCGTGACGTGACACCAGCGACACTCCACGCAAATAGTGCGCGACGGCAAGGCTAGTACGCGTTCGAGGGAATCGGCTGCGTCAAGGTCGCTTCGCATGTATGCTCCCGCGTATGGACTACTCGTGATCCATCGCCCACAATACCGTTTCGATGGACACCACTAGATTAGCAGGCAACTCCGGAAAGATGTCGGCAAGGTGCCGCCCAGTCCACCGGAATTCCGCGATTGGTTCGTCTCCATGCGAAAACGCAGGGCGCGCATGTATACTTCGCGGGTTAACTGGTGGCGCGGTTTCCAGCGTTCAAGATCTGATTCTCCTTCCGCTGCTAGAGCCCGATGATAGCCATCGTGGCCATCCGGCAGGCAGCAATAGAAGCGCCCAGACGGGCTGCGCTCGGGGCAGCCGGGCCACGGCTCTTGCGTCGGATGGTCGTCCGCTAGCCACAGAAGCGGCTGTGGTGTCTCGTCGGGCTTTCCCTTATGATCCCAAGGTTCCCCGATCTCTCCGGCTGTGTAATGGTTGCCACAGCGATTGCACTTGTATTTCGGCCAACCAGTAGTGTTTTCCCCTAAGCGTTGAGCACCTTTCGGCTCTCCGCACCAAGAGCACTTCCCTAATTTCATTCGATCTCCATTCCGCCCGCGCCTCCCATCATGATTCGCGCGCGGACCACAAACCGCTGTGAACGTAGCCATTTGACCCATTTGCGCGCGGCGCGCTTGGTGTCGAAGTACCGCGAGATGATGGTCTCGCCCTCGGTGTTGGTCATCTCAACAGCGTAAATCATCGCTTTTCCCCTTTCGGCGTATCCCACCGTGCAGACTTGCACTTCGGGCAGATACGGACATCAGGCTTGCGCGGCGGCCAAGTGTGACCGCAACGCTTGCAGGTTAGGATGGTTACGGTGATTTTTACGCGCGCTCCGTGCGACCGAGTAGCTTGGTTGCCTCGGTAGCTACACGGTAACGTGCCGCAAGCTCCTTGATCATCGGACCCATGGTCCACTGCAGGTCGATCGGTAGCTTCTGCTGCTCCCTGACGGCATCCCGGTACATCGCGGCGAGCTGCTTGGCTGTGCGTTCCATTACTTCCCCCCTTTCGGCGTGTCCCATCGCGCCGACTTGCAGCGCGGGCAGATGCGAACGTCGGGCTTGCGTGGTGGCCAGGTGTGGCCACAACGCTGGCAGGTCAGGATGGTTACGGTGATTTTCATTGCGCGCCATCCTTGCGGCACGTTGGGCACCGTAGGTCGATGCGACGCAGAATCACGTCCTCGGCATCGGAATCAAGCGTTGGAACGTCTGCCATTTGGTCGTACCGCAGATACTTGCGGGTCTCCTGCACGACGCGGCGCACGTATTGGTCAAGTGTCATCAGCATTCTATCGCCCATTCTATCGCCCGCTCATGGACATCGGGCGGTTGTGTCCATTAGCGCGAAGGCTCGGTGCGGACTCTCAGGCGCGGGCTTCTGCGATCATCTCGTCGAGCGCGTCCACGTCTAGCCCGCTGTCGTTGTACGCAACTCTATCCGGTGTCTCGGTCGTGCCAAGCTCGCGCAGGGTCTCGACGAGTGATGCGTAATCCGTATGCTCGCGCATGAGGTTATAAAGACCCTCGTCATTGTTGAGCCACAGACTCACGTTCCACGTCTCGCGGTTCTTCCAGCCGTTATATCCGTCGTTGCTCATGGCATCCCCCGTGCGGCGTTGCCGCGTTGCTCATTCCGTCTGACTACTGTTTACGTCTAGGTAAACGTGGAGTCAATAGGGAGAGACGAGAAATCTGCATCCCGAAGCAAAATATTTCGGGCACTAGCCGAGAGTACGTGCCGGGACTACAGGTCGGGACATGCCAGGTAGCCCGATACGTAGAGCACGCAGAGAAGCGGAGAAGCGCGAGGCCGAACTGCGGCAGTCAGACCCGGAGCGGTGGGCGGCAGAGCAGATGCTGCGTCAGCAGCAGCAGCAGGCTGAGCAGCAGCAAAGTACGCTCGCCCCCCTTTCATCTACCGCAGATCGCGTGCGCGTGGGCGCGACGCACGAGCTGTATCGCACCGTGTTGGATGGAGCGCAGGACGCACTGACGCTATTGCGCGAGGGTATGGCTGGTACCGCGAGAGGCAGAGACCTGCGCGACCTTCGCCCGGACCCTTATTTCACTCGCAATGCACAAACCGACCGGTCGGTCGGGTGTGTCGCTACCCTATCGCATCGCATCTTGTTCGGAACGTACATTCCTTCTGTATCAATCGATCGATTAGGTCACCCGATTGGGTAGAGCTAACCCATTGGATTCACTAAGGAATCGCAACGGGACCCCTCCGGCTAGGGTCCCATACGAGGGTGGGTCGCTGGCGGCATCCAGCATCGTTGGCTGGTACCATCCACCGCGATATCTGAGCTATTTTTACCCCAACCCTAGCGATTTCGCTGCTTTAGGCCCGGCACATCCCATAATCCAGACTGTCTTAGTCTGAATTGGCGCTGTTTTTGGGGTTACGGCTCGAACCGCTTGGCTTCTGAGGCTAGGGTAGCCAGAAGGCGGGCTTGTTCGTCTGCTGGCGCGCTCTTGTGGCGTGCCGTGGCGAATTTGAGGGCGGCAGTGGCTACGGTGAGCAGGTCGTGGGTGGCTTCGAGCAGTTCCACGATGGCGGGGCTGTGTTCTGGCCCCGAGTCATACTCGCCGTGGCGCTGGTAGTCTTGTAGCTCGCTCAAGCTAGGCTTCATCCGGCTGGCTCGATGCTCTTGCGGGTATACAGCCAGTATTCGGTGACCATGTTCTGCTCCTGCACTGTATAGTGCGTGGCTAACGCCCGCGTATCACTGGCGTCAGGGATAGGGTGGCAGTAACCGGGGGGTGGCAGCAGGCCGGTGATATCGGGGGAGTTGTAAATCACTAGCCCCATGCGCTGGGCCTCGTTTACGCTTGGCTTGGACATGCATCACCGCAAAGGCAGCGTAGTGCCCGTCTATGTGTACGACAGCGCCAGTGCTGCGCACGACCTTGGCAAAGGGTTCTACGTGGTCAGGGCAGGGCCGCACTAGGTAGCTGCTGTAGGCGGCTTCATCTGGCGGTGTGTTGCTGCTGTCCGTGATGGCTACGTAGCAACCGCAGGGGAACGATACCTCTTCCACCCGCCGCCACTGCACCTGCCGTTCTGAGGTACTCTCCGCGAAGTTATTCGTAGAGGGTATCATGGATAGTTCTTTCATAAAAAGAGAGTTTGATCAAGTAGTTACCTTTTTTGTCAAGGGTTCTCCAAGGGTAGCCTCGTGTCGCTACCCTTCCACAGGAGCTTGGTGGGGTGCAGCACGCGGGGGTAGTTATACCCCTGTGCGAGTTGCGCTAGGTTGGCTGCAACTACGAGCAGGGTTGCGTAGGCGTTGCCGTGGGTATAAGCCCCGGCCCACAAGCGGCCCTTGCTGCTGTCGATCTCTGCGTAGACGTAGGTGCGGTCACCACTGGTGGGACCGTAGTCCTCTGGCGGCTCGACTAGTCTGAAGTCGATCTCGTGCTCAGTCATCGGGTTTGTGCATTGCGAGTGCAATAAGGGTCCGGGCGAAACCACGCCCTTGCTTACTCCGAGATGGAGAAGATCCTGATCGACGTGATACCACCACTCGTCTTCCTTCGACCAGCCAAGCATGAGCGCGCACCTCTACTTCTGCGGCTACGTGGCTAGGGCGCACTGGTCCCGACTAGTTCGTGCGTGTGCATACCCTCGTGGCCCAGCGGGAAGTTACAGAAGCGCGCCTCTCCTCCGGCTACGCCATTGTCCCTAGTAACCCAGCCACATAGCGCATCACTGGTGAAGAAGTCCCGCACCGCGCCCGCGTCGGGCTCGCGCGTAGCCAGCAGCAGGATCAGGTAGCCGACAAGGTCTAGCACCACGTCTTCGCCAGCCGCGTTGCCGCGCGCGAGGCGAGACAGCTTGTCGTCAAGCCGGACCTTGATCTGCTCCTCTGCGTCGGCCTTGGAGAAGATACGCACCGGGTTGAAGGCGCTGTCGCCATACGCTGCGTTCTTGTCGAGCAGCATCTTCTCGACCCGGCGGCAGGTAGCGGTGATCTTCTCGGCTGCGGTCAATGCCCACCCCCTGCAACAGTAGTCATGGCGTCGGCGCGCGAGCGCATACGCTGGTCTTCCTCAAGTAGGAGTGCGCGTACCTGTGGCACAGTGAGTTTGGTCAGAAAGGACTCGCCGCCAATGGTGATGATCTCCCCCGGATAGTCGATCCTGCCAGACTCACGCACACCCATGATCGTCGCGTACATCACCATGCAGTCGTCCCCGAATGACATCAGGCCGTGAAGGATCATGTCACTCCCCACACACGCAGTTGGACTGCGCTTCCCAAGCCTTCAACACATAGTCAAAGTCTTCCTCGACTGCGAATGGCTCCGTCTCTCCTTGAAGGTAGATACGCGTCATGCGCGGCCCCTCGATGACTCCGCGAATGGTGGACAAGTCCAGCGCCAACCTCTCCCGCCCCCTGCCGAAGATCTTGATCATTCCGCCCCTCCATCTCTCAGTGACCAAACTGTCTCTTCAACCACGCGACGGATTCGCACATGCCCCTCGTATTGATTGGCGTAGAACCTCGCCTCGCGCGCCGCCCACGCATCCTCGCCCATGGTGGACACGACCATCTTGCCGTAGTGGTACACGCGGTACTCGCCCTGCTGCTTCACTTCTTGCTCTTTCGCCATGTCTCAATCGCCTTCCCCGTGTACCGGGTGCCAAGGTTATACAGCATCTCGTAGAGTGCGCCGCGCTCGTGCAGGTCTAGCTTCTTCACGAAGTCGTGCAGAGTGTCCTCTGTCGAAAATGGATTGGTCGCGAAGAACCCGTTGGCGTCGTACACTTAGTCCTCGTAGTAGCCCGCATCTTGGAAGCTGACGTGCTCCGGCTTGAACAACAGTCGCGCAACACCAACCGCGCCGTCGCGATTCTTGGCGACGATGCACAGCGTCTTCGGGTCGTCCTTCAATTCACGGTGCAAGAACAACACGATGTCGGCGTCGTGCTCTAGCTCACCACTGTCGCGCAGGCTAGCAAGCGTCGGCTCCGGGTTGGTGCCGCTGGGTGGCCGCGACAGTGACGACAAGCACACGACGGGGATCTGTCGCTCCAGTGCTAACTGCTTAAGCTCGTGACTGACGAACTCCACTTGAAGTCTACGCTCCCTGATCTCGCGTGGTGCGTGCAGTAGCTGCAGGTAGTCTACAATCAGCATCTGCACGCCGCCGGGCACGCTGTTGAGTGCCTCGCGTATCTCGACCATAGACCTCGCTGAATCAGTGATCCAGACCGGCAACGCGGACACCGACTCACCAACGCGGCAAGCATACTCGGCGTCGATCTTGTTCAGCTTCAAGTCGGTGGCGCTGAGCTTCCCCTCCTGCGCCATGGCGCGTCTGGCGAGCGACGGCGAAAGCATCTCTCGCGACACGGCGAGCACGTTCCGACCCTCCTTCGCTGCGTGTCGTGCTAGCTCCAGCGCAAAGGCCGTCTTGCCGATCCCCGGCCTTGCTCCGACGTAGATCAACTCGCCGGGCTGGAACCCGCCCGTGATGAAGTCGGCAAGCTGCCGGAAGGGGGTGGAGATGCCCCGCTTCGGCGACTGCATCTCATCGAGAGCCTTCGCAACAGAAACAGAAATGTGCTCGACGCAGACGCTACGTGGCGGCTCGTTCTGCGCCTCTCGCGGGTTGCGTGCGTCGGCGCGGCCGATGCTGCCGACGATACGCAACACGTCCTTCGTGGTGAGCGGCGGCGAGCACTTGGCGGCGAACTGCTCCAGCATCGCAACCACCACGTCTTCGGGGTGGCCCTTGCCGAAAAAGTACCCCGCCAGCCTCGCAGCCGTACTGTCGCGCGAGCCCTCCGCGACGCCGCGCAGCGCCTGCGCAATCCAGCCGGGGCCAGCCATGGTCTCGCCCTGCTGCTGCGGTGGCGGCTGCACCTTGAGCGCCAGCAGCGAGTCCGGCACCAGCGGGATCTCGGCCAGTGGCTTCATCGGCACAAGCCACTCGTAGGCGCTGCCGTTCGGGTGGATCGACGGCGGGGCCAGCACGTAGCCGCCGTCCGCTCGTAAATCGACCTGAGATTTGACGCCATTGGCGACGGTAGACAGGAAGCCAGCCCGGTTACGCGCGGTGCGACCCTGCGGCAGTCGCAGGTACACATGCTGCCCATTGCCGGTGCGTACCCGTGGCGCACCGCCGGGCATCACGATGCCAGCCTCGTGCAGTAGCTCCTGTGCCTGCGGCCCGTCGAGGTCCACGACGACCACGCCACGGCCCACCACCAGCGCGATGTTGGCGTCAGGCCAGTTCTGCCACCAGCCCTTGAGTTGCGACACCGTTGGCGCGGTGTCTTGAAACTGCTGCCACTGCACCAGCGGCTTCTTGCCACGAGGCTCGCACGGGATCGGGTGCAGCCCCATGGTGGAGTAGTCTCGGACTCGCTCCAGCATGGTCATGCGCCACCTCGCGCCAGCAGTGCCTCAACTTGCCGCTCGATACGCTCTGTGGGCGTACCCGTAAACGCGCCGCGCAATTCCGGGTTGAGCGTGTCGAGACGAACGGCAATCTCGTGCGCCCGCTGATTCTCCCCGACCAGCCACTCGTGGTGCTGCTGCCGTGCGATGCGTTTCTGCTGCTGCTCCGGGGTGAGGTTCATGCGGCCACCCCGCTAGCGCACTGGTGCCCCTCGTGTTCCCAGAACGTAGTCTTGCACCGCTCGCAGTAGTCGCGAATCGGAAGGCCACTCTCGCTGTAGCCGGGGCGGCGCAGGGGTACGGCACCATCGACTGGGGATTCGTCCTCGTCCTCCCAGCGATGCTGGTTCAGCCACGTCGTGGGGTGCGGGACGTATGCGCCGTTGTCGCGCTGCCAATCCTCCGACGACACGTCCTGACGCAGCGCGGCTAGTACCGTGTCCACCAGTGGTGGCTTTACGTGCTTCTTCCATGCCGCCTTCGCCTTGGGCTTCTTCACCCGGCGATGCTTGGGGAAGATCGACCAGAACGTGTCGAAGGGGTCGATGTCCCCCTCTGGGGGACTTACAGGGGGTATATTCTTCTCTTCTCTTATCTCCTCTCCTCTAGTCCCACTTTTGTCCACTTTTTTGCGGACATTTGTCCGCTTTTTTTGTGACCGCGATTCCGCCTTCCGAGCCGCGTTAACACTACGCTTTTTGGCGCTCTCGCTCATGTGCCGGTCGTAATTCGGAAAAACGACCCGGTCATTTTCGAGGGTCAACCACCCTACTTCGTACAGGGTCGAAATGAATCCGTCCGATGCAAGTTCGCGGTCCATGTAGGACACAAACTGGACAGGACTGAGACTGCCGATGACCCCGTCTTCGGACACCGCATCGGCCCACGACCAGAGCTTGTGGAGCCTGCCGATCACCGCAAATTCGTCCAGCCCGGTCTTCGCCATAATGGCGATCACGGCCGGGTCTCCGCGTAGGTCGCTACGCATCTTGATCCAAGCCACTGACTTCCCCCTCTCTCGCGGCACCCCCCAGTGCCGCACCGCAGCAATACAACCGGCGCTTAACCCCTTAGTCCGGACGCAACTATGTCGTTGCGCTCGCGAACGCCTGATCATCTTCGCGCAGCGGAAACCGTAGTTCGCGCGCGACGTTGTGGCGGGGACTGCGGCTTAACTCTGCCTGCCCCACCAGAAGTGAAGGTAAAGTGCTACGCATTCTCGTGGTGTTCTTCGGTATCCCAGCTTGCCGTGATCAGCTTGCGCCCGGCACGAGCAACATCCCGCTTGCGCGCGTGTCTGGTGGGGTCTTCGACGGCCCCAATCCACGAAAGATAGCTGCGCTCGATCTCGGGAATGCTGGTGCCGCAGTATTCGGCCAGTTCCGTCGCGTTGGCTCCAGCCATCAAGCTCAGCGTGATGTAGGTGTGACGCGCCGCGTAGAAGCTGCGGTACGGGATGCCGACGCGCTCCAGCAGGGTGCGGAAGGCGTAGGGCGAGAAGTTCTTGCTGTCGATGGGCTGGTCCCAAGCGTTTCTGCTCATCAGGGTGTGCTGCTTGGCTGCTACCGGGCGGCACTCCGTCAGGAGCTTGGTCAGGCGCGGCGACATGACGATCGACCGCAGACTTTTCTCCGTCTTGCCATTGGTCACCTCACGGTGAACCAGCGCCCGGCTGATCTCTATGCGGCCGGTGTCGAGGTCAACGTCGCCCCAACGCAGGCCAGCCGCCTCAGACGGCCTGAGTCCGGCAAGGAACGACGTGGCGACGAGCGGCAGGAACTCTTGCCGGTGCTCTGCGCAGGCGCGGATGATCCTATCCCGCTCCTCACTGGTGAACACGGTCGGCTTCTTGCGAGCCCTCTTCGGCCACACGAGTTCGGCATGTGGACGCCCAAGCACAAGCCCTTCGCGCCGCGCGCCTTTCCAGACTTCGGCAAAAACACCAATGGTCGTTTTTACCGTGGAGTGCGCAAGCCCGCGCGTGAGCAAGTCTCGCTGCACTTGCGAGACGATGGCTGGCGTAATCTCAGCGAGTCGCATGTGGCCGATCGTGGGCAGCAGGTAAATGCCAAGGCACTGCCTGCGCGCCTTCTGGATGTAGCGGGCCCTGTATGGCGGGCCTGCGTACTCCTGCAGCCAACGCTCCGTGAATTCGCTCAAGGTGGGCATGGGGGAAACTGTCTCCGGCTGGATTGTGGGAACTGGAATGTTGCCCAGCGGGAGGGGGTACTGCTTCATTTCGGTACTCCCGGTCAAGCCGATAATACAAATTTGGCACTGACAATTGCCAGTAAAACTCGGCCAGACCGCATACTGAAACGTTCAAGCCAAAAATCCACGTTTCCGGGTAATGCTTACGCGCTGCCGGGGTATCCCCCCGGAACACCGACAGCGTGTTTGGGTTCCCCATTGCCGCCTTCACGATACCGGCGATGGGGGAGGGCGCGGGTGCGGTCGGTGGAATCGTCCACCTATCGCGCCCCGCGCCCCATGGGTGGTTGTCAGTGACCACATACGGTGAATACACGAGAGTCTTGCACTATTCAAGAGCGTCAGTTAGGATGGGGGTATGACATGCCTACACCGCCGATTTTTGGTGACCCGATGAGGGTTGAGGACCGCATTTTTCTTCGCGTCAGCAGGCCGATCATGGCCTCGCTGAAGCGCATCGCGCGTGAGCGCGGCGAGCGCGGGCACAATTCCGCCGCGCGTGCGCTGATCCTTGAGGGGTGCCTCGACGGCGAGGTCCCAGCGATCGTGCCCGGCCCCTATCGCGAGCCCCTCAACGTGACCATGACGATCGAGCAGCGCGAGATGGTCGATCAGGCTATCGAGAGGGAGTCCCTGCGGATCGGCCAGCAGGCCGAGATGTCGGCCTACGCCCGGCGCTGCCTGCATCGCGGGATCGAGCTTTACGAGGAGAACCAGCGCGCCGGACGGCGGCGTGCAGGTTGATGGTTGACTTGGCGCGTGCAATCGGGAAGGGCGGGGGTATGAAAACCTCTGCCCTTCTTTTTTGTGCGCTGCTCTCTGGTTGCACGGCTGGACAAGCGGCGACCTTCTTTGGTGCGATGAATGCCGGGCTGGAGGGCGCGTCGCGCAGCGCCCCGCTCGCCATGGACACGGCGTATCTGGTGAACGGCACCGTTCCGCCGCCCGGCTATTATCAGCCGCAACAGCAGCAGCAGACCGTGATCCAGCCGCTGTACCAGCAGCCCCGGCGCAGCATGGCCGCGACGGCCGCTGGCTACTGAAAAAAAGTTCGGGCCAGCCCCCTGACTTTTTTTGTGCCCCGAGAGTCTGCCTCTTGACTTGCGCAACACTCTGAGCTTAAGGTGGGGCAACAGAGACGAAGGGGGGGTGTCATGGAACTGACCACGGAACAACGCGACGCGATCAAGTCAGTCAACGACTGGTGCAAGTGGATGAACAACTCGCTGCTGGACGGCGACTACTGCGAGGCGAAAAACGCCCTGCATTGGGTTGCCCGTGCAGCAGGCCGTGCGCACGCCGCGCTTGAGGGCGAGGTCGCAGCATGAACACCGCAGTGGATTGGCCTAGCGTGACCATCGTCGGCCCCGATGCGGTGCAGTATCGCCGTACCGTGGCGGCGGCTGCGGTCGAGTACAACGAGCGCGTCAATAAGGTGATCCAGCACCTACTCAGCGCGTCGGCGCGACTCGCGGACCACGACTACGGCGGCGCGGCGATTGATCACCACAAGGCATTTGAGGTGATGACTTCGGGCATCGGTGGACTGATCGAAGACGCCGAAAATGAAGTCTGCTTGCCGACCGATGGGTGCAAGGACTGCGGTAGCCGCACTGCGCATAGTTGTGTGTGTGGAGAGGAGTTCTGATCCATGAAGGTCGTGAGGGCGAGCCGCAAGACGGTAATCGTGAGTGTTGATAGCGACTCGACGCTGGGAATGACGCCCGATGAAGCCATCGAACTCCGCGACCTGCTGCTGCGCGAGTTCCCGGTGCCACTGGACGAGCATGAGCGGCAGCGACTTGCCGAGATGAACGTCGAATTGTTCTCGCGCGTCGAGAAGATCCTGCGCCGCGAGCGCATCGCTACGGCGGTGCTGGCTGGGCTGATTGCCAATCCACATCGCGACGGGAACTACGCTGATTACGCCTTGGATGCGAAGCGATTCGCTGACGCTATGATCGTGGAACTCGACAGGGAGTGAGTCGCAAAATCATCGAGGTCACGTTTCGTCGCGAAGACGACGATTACGGCCTCAAAAAACTTGCCCAACGGATCATGGACTTGATTCAAGAGCAGGACTTCGCCGAAATTGTTTCGGCGGACAATCGCAACAAGAAAGGACACGAAAACGAAATGAACCTCAACGAAGCATTCCCGTCAAGGTATTTGAAGGCCACCGACCTCAACGGCCGCACCCGCAACGTCATCATCAAGGACGTGACGATGGAGGAAGTTGGGCAGGCCAAGGACCGCCGCTTCGTGGCCTACTTCCGTGGCGAGGACGCCAAGGGGCTAGTCCTCAATAAGACTAATGCGAAGCGTATCGCAAATATCGCCGGGAGTCAGGACACCGACGACTGGGTCGGAACCAAGGTGGCCCTCAAGGCCGAGATGGTGGACTTCAAGGGCGACGCCGTCCTGTCCATTCGCGTGAACATGCCTGACGCCAGCGCACAGCCGGAGCCGATGCCGCGCGACACTAGCGACGACGACGAGCGCGAGCCGGGCTGGGACGACTAACCTTAACGCGATCGGGGCGGCGAGATGAAAATTACGAACAAGCAGAATCTGCCTGATGCGCTGGTGTCTGCCATCATCAGCGACGACTACCATCGCGGGGATTGCGAAGCATCGACTACGCAACTCATCTCGCCGCCCCGGAAGGTGGAGCTAGAGCGGCTTCACTCCGACCAGATCGAGGAAGACGCGAGCGACCGAATCTGGTTGCTCATGGGGAAGGTGGCGCACGGGATCATCGAGCGCGCCGGATCTGCTGGATTACAGGAGCAGCGCCTATTTGCGGAGATCGAGGGCTGGCGCATTAGCGGCTCGTTCGACCACTTGGCGCTCGACAGTGGCACGCTGTCAGATTTCAAGGTGACAAGTGCCTACTCGGTCAAGAATGCGGCCGATAAGGTGGAGTGGGCGCAGCAGCTAAACATCTACGCATATCTCGCACAGGAGCACGGGCTACCGATCGAGAAGCTCCAGATTGTCGCCATCATGCGTGATTGGTCTAAGCGCGAGGCGGCGCGAGACGAATTCGGAACCTACCCAAAGCAACAGGTTGCCGTAATCACGATCCCGCTGTGGCCGCGCGACCGTACCTTGGCGTTCCTACGCGAGCGCGTCCGCATGCACCAAGCCGCCCGTGTCGAGTTGCCGCTGTGTAGCAAGGAAGACCGCTGGCAGCGTGACGACCAGTGGGCGCTGATGAAAAAGGGGCTGAAGCGCGCCGTCAAGTTGTATCTCGATCGCGACGAAGCGGAAGCCGCTGCTGCTAAGGACCCGGATAAGCTCTACGTCGAGGCGCGGCCGGGACAGTCGGTGCGATGCCAAGAGTATTGCAGCGTTTCCAAATTTTGCAGCCAATATCAGAATGAAATCGCAGCCAATGCTGCGGCAGCTTGAGAGCATAAGCTCCAAGAGGAAGGAACACGACCATGGCAAAGAAGGGATCGAAGGGCGGTAAGGGCGGCAAGGGCGGATCGAAGGGCTGCTGACGAACTAGGTCACTGTAACGGTGGAACCGCCACCAGTGACCGAGGCACCCGGTGGTTGGTCCCCCGCTGACCACCGGGTGCTCCCCCCGAAGGAGGAGAGGATGCAAGCACGCAAGCTTAGGATGGTCGTGAACAACCCACCGACGCGCGAGGACAAGCAGATCGACCGCGCGTTCCGGGATCTGTCGGTGTTCCTGTTTGGCTTCGGCGTCGGCCTCGTGTCGGCGGCGTGGGTGGTAGCGGGATGAACTACCAATGGTGGCAGTGCGTCGGGATGTTTTTTGCCGGCGTCAACTTTGCAGCAATCCTCGTTGGGCTAAGAGACGATGAGAACCCTGTCGTGATCACTACCTCGGTTGTTGGGTGCGTCGCCGGACTGATTGCCGGTTGGCCGTGAGCGGACTTCGCAGCCGCCGCAAGGGGGCACGCAGGGAACTCGAGATCGTCCACGCCCACCGCGCCATTGGCGTCGCGGCCCGCAAGGTGCCGCTGTCCGGCGCGGCTCAGGGGTTCAAGGGCGACATACACCTCACGCTGCGCGGTCGTGCGCTGCAAGCGGAGGTTAAGGCAAGAGCAGCCGGTTCCGGGTTCGTCACGCTGGAACGGTGGCTGGGCGACAACGACGCCCTGTTCTTGCGGCGCGACCGGGCAGACGCAGTGGTGGTGCTGCCGTGGAGGACGTGGGCATGGCTGGTGGGGGAGCAATGACGCGAGAGCAGATCGAGGAGTTGCGGCGTTATCACGACGAAGCGACGGCAGCGGTGTCTTGCGCCGCGCACGACGACGGCGAGTGGTGCGAGTTCTGCACTGCGTTGTCGAAGATGGCGACCTTTGCGGCCAACAACGCACCGGCCCTCCTCGCCGCCGCCGAGCGTGCGCTGCTGCTGGAGGATGTGCTGCGTGCGGCGAAGCTGTGGATCGGCGACAGGGTCCGCATCGGGGCACCGCACGGCAAGCGCGAGGCTGAGTTGCGCGCCGCCATCGACCGCGCGGAGGGGAAGCTATGAAACAGGGTCCGCCGAGAGCACTGAAGTTTGACCGCTATGGGGTCGTGCCTGTTCGTAGCTTGGCGGATAACCACATAATCGCCGACGTTAAGCAAAAAGACAAGCGTTTCCCCGGCCTGAACGACGAAATGGCCGACGCGATCACATTCATTTCTCCGACGAGACTGACCACGCCGGAGATGAAGCTGGTCGCGGAAGTGATGCTGTCTGCGCTGGAGATCCTCGAAAAGGGCGACGCTGGCGGCAAGGACGATCCTTACGCCGAGACGCGCCGCTGGGTCATTCGGGACACCAACGACTGGCCGTTCGACTTCAATCCGGTGTGTGATCGGCTAGGACTTGACCCAGATGCTACCCGTAAGCGGCTGCTGGCGTGGGTACCAACTGGGCAGCGGCTCCGCGTTGACCTGACGTTCGTAGGTCTGCACGGGCAGACGCAACGCAAGGTCGTCAAGGCGGGCCGCACCTACGGCAAGCGCAAGTCCTTCCGCTACGGCAAGGTGGCGTGACTGCACTTCAAACGCACTCCACCTTCGCCGCGCGACTTCCGCATCAGGTCGGGGGCGGCTCCTGCCTTTGCTCGTGGCAAGAAGAAGAAGCCCGAATGTGCCGCGTGTAATCTGCCGGAAGAACAAAGGCTTATCCACGACTGGCTCCTTCTGTCGGGATATGCAAGAACTTCCGGTGCGCGGGAGCATCTAAAGCACTTGGCAGACGAAATTACCAACTCATCCAAGTACCGAGACGGTACTTATGGCGACGTGCTGCTTGGCAAGATCGAGTGGGCCATGTCGCAAATGGAGGAGATCGCGGGCGAGCAGCGCAAAGTAGGGAAGCCCAAGCTGGCTATCCTCGCGCTCAAGCACCTCGCTGACCTCGCCGCCACGCAAGCCAAGATCCTTGGGCTGGGTGTCCCACGTGGCGGTAACAAGCAGAGCCTGCATTTGCACCTTGGTCAGGACGTTAAGCCAGCCGACCTGAACAGGGCTATTTCTGCGTTCCAGCGGACGCAACTGCCAGCGCCAGCAGCAGAGACGACAGTGGAGGTAGAGAGCGTGACGGAGGTTGAGCGAAAGCCAGAGTAACGCTGAACTAGCCTTCGCGCTCGCCCGCGAGAATCTCGGCGCGTTCATCCAACTGATGGACCCGACTTACGAGATTGCACAGCACCACGAAGCCATCATTAAGCAGTTGATGCGTGGCGAGGCGGGGCTCGACCGCCGCTTGATCTTTCAAGCGCCACCCCGGCACGGGAAGTCGCACACTACGTCGATTCTATTCCCGGCGTGGTATCTCGGCAGGCACCCGAACCGTAAGCTGATCAGTGCGTCATGCACGCAGGATCTCGCTAACGACTTCGGCGCGAAGGTTAGAAACCTGATTCAGGACCCTAGGTTTCAGGCAATCTTTCCCGAGTGCCGCTTGTCGGCTGACATGCAAGCCAAGGATCACTTCCGACTAACTGCTGGCGGGGAATACTTTGCTGTCGGGCGAGGTTCGACTACGGTCGGGCGAGGCGCGAACTGTTTGGTGGCTGGGACGCTTGTGCGGACCGAACTGGGAGATGTCCCCATCGAGTCCGTCGCGCCCGGCATGAAGGTGCTCTCGTATGACGAAAAGTCGTCGCGGTGTGAATTCCAACGTGTCGCGGCTGTCAGTGCTCGTCCAGCAACTCGGGTACGACGGGTCTCCACTGGAGATGGGCGAGTGGTTGAGTCTACGCCAGACCATCCGATCTATGTCGCCGGACGGTACGTTGAAGCACGCGCGCTTACCGGCGGTGATCGTCTCCTGTGCTCAGTGCTCCAAGACGGTCTTGAAGGGGGCGCACGAGATCACGAAGCACGAGAAGCGTGGGCTGACAGACTTTTACTGCTCAAATGCCTGCTGGGGGCGTTCGGCGAACGAGCGGCGGTATGGGCGCAGGGTGTGTGTGCGCTGTGGGGAGCTAGCGCCGCGCAGTTCCTCTTTGGGTACGAGCAAGGAGCCGTATTGCAGCCAAGCCTGTTTGTTGCAGGCGCGGGAGGAGCGCAAAGCGGCAACGCGCGCGGCGTGGCCCCGGCAGATTTGTGGGCAATGTGGGGTGGAGTTCCAGATCGAAACGGGCAGGTTCAACTCGGCGAAGAAGCGCGGGGAGGAGCTTTTCTGTGGTCGCTCCTGCGCGGACAAGGCGCACTCGCAGCGGATGTCCCGCGATGGCAATCCGAAGTGGAAGGACGACGCGACTGGGACGAGGCGGCACCCTTACTGCGCAAGGGCTTTTCGGGAGATTCGTCCTCGCATCATCGAGCGGGATGGGGGCTGTTGCGTCGTCTGTCGCTCTCACTTGTCGGTCTTGCACGTACACCACATAGACAACGATCCGACGAACAATGCCCCGGAGAACTTGGTAACGCTTTGCGCGAAGCATCATCGCGCGTGGCACGCGGCGAAGGATTCGGCGTCAAAGAGGACGCTGTGGCCGTGGTTAAAGACCTATGCCGAGACGTGGTCGTCTACGACATCGAGGTTGAGCGAAACCACAACTTCTTTGCCAATGGCATCCTAGTTCATAATTGCTTCATCGTCGACGATCCGACTAAGGACAAGATCGAGGCTCGTTCTGCGACAGTGCAGAACGACATGTACGATTGGTTCTCGACTGTCGCCAGAACGCGACTTGAGCCGCCTAATCTGATCATCGTCGTTGAGACATTGTGGTCGGAGGCCGGACTGTCGGCTTGGTTGCCGCGCTCGCAGAAGCGCACGACTTGGAAACTGACTCGGTTCCCGGCCATTGCCGAAGGCGACGAGTTTGATGCGGAAGGGAACCTCTGGCGCAAGAAGGGGGAGCCCCTCTGGCCTAGCCGCTTCCCATTGACGGATCTGGAAGAGATCCGCGACGGTATGCGGACCGACGACTGGATGTGCCTGTTCCAGCAGCGCGCCACGTCGGACGAGGGCAACTTCTTCAAGCGGCAGTGGCTGGAGAACTCGTATCTAGACAAGCCCACCAGTGGCGATGGCATGAATCGCTATATCGTGGTGGACCCCGCCACCTCGAAGAAGCGGGCGAGTGACTTCACGACGGCGTGGGTAGTTGGGCTTGGGCCGGACCACAACTTCTACATTCTGGATGCGGTGCGGGACAAGCTCAGCCTGACTGAGCGTGCCGACATGCTGTTCAAGCTGCATGGCCGTTGGTTCCCGATCATCAACGTCGGGTACGAGGAATACGGCATGCAGGCCGATATTCAGCATATCCGGTACCGGCAGGAGCAGCAGAACTACCACTTCACGATCACGCCACTGGGCGGCATCGTGCGCAAGGAAGACCGAATTGCGGACTTGGAGCCGCTCTTTAGGCAGCACCGTATCAGGATGCCAAGGTCGCTATGGTACCAGCCCGTGGACGGTAGTCCTAAGGTTGACTTGATTAAGCCCTTTCTTGAGGAGTATTCTAGCTTTAGCCCTCAGGGTGGGACGGCCGCGCACGACGATATGCTCGATAGTCTGGCGCGCATTACAGATAGGGCGATGTCGTTGGATTGGCCGATGACGCAGCAGCAGATGGAGCGCCGGGCGCAAGCAGCGCGAATTCAATCGGGCAAGGGAAGTTGGATGGCGGCATGAGTGAATACTGGCTCTGGAAGAAGGACGCCCCGATTGCGGGGCCGTTCCCGACTTGGCAGGCGGCTAAGGAATTCAAGTTCGCACAGAAGGTACGCGGCGGCGTGAGTATCCACGAGCACAAGGACACCGTCCGTCTTGCTAAGGGCCCGTGGCGTGCCGAGCGCGCCGCCGTGGCTGCTGCGTAATGGCGGCGACTGAGGCCCAGAGGGCGGCGTTGTCAAAGGCTCGCGCTGCCCGTGGCAAGAAGAAGCTTGTCGAGGCCATGGTCACCATGGACCCGGATACCAACGGGGTATTGGTCGAGCACGCGATCGCGTCGCCGCTGCACGACCCTACGGGCGAGGCGTACATGGCGGAAGAGCCGCCTATGCCTGACCACGTCCCGGTACTGGACCCGGAGATTGCGCTAGGCACCGAAGCGAAGGCCGCGCCGTCGTTGTTCGAGCTTGCGCAGCAGTACCTCAAGCTGACGGAAGTGAAGTCGGCGAATGGGGAGGTTCTGGACCGCTGCATCCTTTGCGACGACCTGTACGACGGGGCCGTTATTCGCGGCATCCACCACACCAAGCCGTATCGCTGCGACTGCCCGTGTCACCCCCTTCGTGAGCTTCTGAATGGAGCCCACTAGCTTCCGGTGGCCGATCACGCGGGATGCGGCGCGGCGATACATCGTTATCCCCGTGGATGTTTTCCCTACCGAAAGCCCTCGTGGTGCGTTCGATGTGTGGACGGCCGTGAGCCGTAGGTTCGGACATGCGGCGCATGGGCCGACGCCTAACGATGCTGTTGTCGGACTTGAGGACTGGGTCAGGAGCAAGGCTTTCGATTACCGGCAGTCACCGCACTTTGGCCGCGATGGTGACAACGCCTTTGAGTGCGGCGATTGGTGCGAGAAGCTACCGCATGAGGGCGTGAAATAGTGTCTTTTCTGTCGCAGCCAAAAGGTAAGCGCAAGACCAAGGCGCAGCGGGATCAGGAGTCGCGTGAGACTAGGCTAGTCAAGCGCATTCGCGACGACCTGAAGGAAGCTGGCGAGTCGCGCTCGCAGTGGATCGAGCAGGCCAAGGAGTGCGAGAACTTCCGCAACGGCCACCAGTGGTCGGAGGAAGATGAAGCCGTACTCCGCGATCAGAAGCGGCCCAAGATCACATTCAACCTGATCCGCCGCGTGGTGGACGCAATCGTCGGTACCGAGATCCAGCACCGGCAGAAGATCCTGTTCCTCCCGCGCAAGCCGAACAACGTCACTGGTGCTGGCGCTGCTGATCTTGCCACCGATTCCGTCGATTGGGCGATCGAGCTAGCCAAGGGACCGCACGAGCGGTCCATGGTGTTCCGTGATGCCACGGTCCGTGGTGTCGGCGCTGCTGCTTACCGCCTGGACTACGACGACGACCCGGATGGGCGTCTCGTCATCGAGCGTGTCGATTCCTTCGAGATGTATTGGGACCCGGCTTCGAGGAAGCAGAACCTCGAAGATGCCGCGTGGGTAGCCCGTAAGCGCCTCTGGAGAAAGGAAGAGGCAGAGGACGAATTCGGCAAGGACATTCTGGACCGGGCGGCTGTCAACACATCTGATAGTTCCGTCGCCCCGTTTGGCCCCGGTAGCGACGGAGACAGCCCTACTCGGGTCACAAATTTCGGCAACAACATCTTCGCGCCCGGTGGGCAGAAGGTCACTCCCGGCACCCCGGATCGCCAGCTTGGCGATTTCGTCGAGGTAGTCGAGTACCAGTACCGCGAGCGCGAGCCGTTCTACCGCGTGCTGGAGGAGCCGGAGCCGCAACCCCCTATGGGCGATCCGTCCATGGGCGCAGGGATGCCGCCAGCGCCGCCCATGGACCCGTCTGCGATGGGCATGGGTGCGCCTACGTCTGCCCCCGATCTTGGTCAATCGACCGACCTAGCCCCGCCGCCTCCTCCTCCGGGTGGCGCACCTCCCCCCATGGCCGGGCCGGGGATGCCCCCGCCTGACGCAGCCCCGCCCGGCCCTCCTCCGGGTCCGCCGCCGCCGCCGCCCGATCCTGCTACGCAGCAGCCGAAGTGGACCAGCCTTTCCGTGGACGAGTACCAGAAAGCTGTCGATCGCTTGACGGCGCTTGGACAGCCGCCGCCGCCTGCCGTCCGCATGACCCGCTGGAAGTACAAGCAGGCGTGGCTCGCGGGTAATACCCTGCTGCGCGAGGACGACCTGTGGGTGGACGGGTTCACGTACCTGTTTATGACGTGGGATTGGGACTCGAAGGACAACGTCTGGTACGGCCTCGTTCGCGACCTGATCGACCCGCAGCGCGGGGCGAACAAGTGGTTCTCGCAGGGCGTTCACGCGTTCAATTCCGGCACCAAGGGTACGCTCTTTGTCGAGTCCAATGCGGTCGTTGACGCCGAGAACCTAGTCAATGACTACGCGAAGCCCGGCGCGATCATTCGCATGAAGCCGGACGCGATTGCGCAGGGGCGCATTCAGGTGCAGCAGCCTGCGCCGTTCCCCGAAGCCGTCTCGACAATGATCCAGTATGCGATGTCGGCGCTGCGGGAGATCCCCGGCATCAACATCGACCCGATGGGTACGGATACTGGCGGCGACTCCGGGGCGTCTCTTGCCGGACGGCAGGCACAGGGCCTTACGATTCTGGCCCCGCTCTTCGATGCTCTCACGCGCTTCCGCGAGTCGGAAGCGAAGCTGGTGCTGCGCATCTTGAAGAAGTTCTTCCTCGACGGGCGACTGATCCGCGTCGGCGACCCGCACCAGTTCGAGTACAAGCCGCTGCTCGCAGAGGAATTCTCTGAGGACTACGACCTCGTGCTTGACGACGCTCCGCGCGATCCTGATCAGAAGCGTCGCGTGTGGGAACTGATGCAGACGATCATGCCGATGATTGTGCGTCAGAATGGTCAGTTGCCGGATACGTTCAAGGACTTCGCCCCGCTTCCGACGTCGGCCATTACCGAGTGGAAGAAGGAAGACGAGGAGAAGGCAGCCGCGCCGCCGCCGCCGCCGCCGATGGACGAAGACCCTCGTATGATCGAGGCGAAGATCCAGTTGGTGCAGGCACAGGCGCAACTCGCGCTCGCGCGTGCGCAAGCCATGTCGAAGGAGGCTGGTATCGGCCTCGCAGAGACGGCTCAGGGCATGGGCCTCAAGGAGCGCGAGATGAAGCTCAAGGAAAAGGAAAGCGCCAGCAATACGGCCTCGCAGCGAGACAAGGACACCCTAGATTCTCTCGATACGCTGCAGCGGCTGCAGAACCCCAACTTCCCCGGAGTGAGGGCGGGGTGAGGATTGAATGAGCGATCACGTATTCGAGCTTGATGATGACGATGTCGACCCGACACTTGCTCTAGAGCGAGAGCAGAGTGGCGCGGAAGAGCCCGACGCTGGCGATGCCGAAGCTCCTGCAACGGGTGGCGCGGACGCCTATGAGGACAGTACTGAGCAGGCCCCGCAGGAGAGTCATGCCCGCAACCTGACGCGGGCACTCCAGCAGGAGCGTGACCGCCGTAAGGCTGCGGAGGCTGCTGCCGCGCAGCACCGCGAGCAGGTTGTGCGCTTTGAAGAGCGCATGGCTGCGTTTCAAGCGTTCCAGCGACAGCAGGCTGAAGTTGCTGCTCGACAGGAGCAGGCGAAGCAGGCTCCGGTCGATCCAGAGCCGAACAAGATTGAGGACCCTGACGGCTGGAACGAGTGGAAGATCCGCGAGCTTGAGCGCCAGCAGCAGTACATGGTGCAGACGTACCAAGCGCAGCAGGAGCAGGCGCAGCAGTACGAGATGCAGCGTGTGCAGCGCGAGCGGTTCCAGCAGCTTGAGAACCGGATCGGGCAGTACGAGCAGCGGCTGATGGCGTCCGGCCGCAGCGACTACATGAGTGCGTTTAACCATGTGGTCGAGAGTCGCGCCCAGTATTGGGCGGCAATTGGCGTGCCTGATGACAGGCACCTCCCGGCTAACCAGTCGCGCATGTGGCAGAAGCTGCAGGGCGACCGGATGCAGTTCCTCGATAACTGTTTTGCGATTGACCAGCAGGGCAACCTTGTCGAGCTTCAGGACCCGGCAGCGGCCATCTACAATTTGGCGCTGCATTCGGGATACGCCCCCGGTGGCGCACCGCAGCAGGCTCCGCAGCAGCAGGCGGTCCCGCAGCAGCGCCCGGACCAGCGCGTGCAGGCGTTGCAGGCTGGTGTGCAGGCGGCGCGACGGCAGCAGCCGGGCGGTCGCCCCGCAGATGCCGGTGGTCGCATGACGATCGAAAAGCTGATCGGCATGAGTGACGCCGAGTTCTACGCATTTCAGCAGCAGAACCCCGGTCTTGTCGAAGAACTGATGTCGTGATTTACTCCCGCGCCGAATAGGTCGGCGGCGGGGGCTACTGCGGACGCCATCTGGCGCTGGTGATCCGCAACGCGAGCGCCGCTCCACCAACACCTCCCGGTGGGGCGGCTGCTCACACGAAGGAGCGCATGGCAATTACCGCCATTGACTACTTCCTATGGCAGAAGCTGCGCGATGACGGGATCATTCCGCAGAGGCCGAAGGTTCTAGAGTTCGGTCAAGCCAATTGGTACGGCGACATCGACGCCTCCGATCTTGCGGAGACCGTTCATAAGTATGCTGACCCGCGAGAGGCGGAGGCTATCCTCGCCAAGCTGAGCCGCGCCGTCGAGGAGCAGGATCTCTTTGCAATGGCAAGGGCCTTCTACAGGGCCATGCTGCAGTATGACGAGATCATCGCGGTCGATATGCATGGGACCATCGAGGCGGTGCGTCACGACTTGAACGCGCCGTTGCCGCTGCCAATTGAGCACTTTGACATCCTGATCAATAGCGGGACCGCTGAGCACGTCTTTAACCAGCATCAGGTGTGGAAGTCGGCGCACGACCACACGAAGCTGGGGGGAATCATGGTTCATGCGGTCCCGTTGTGGGGCTGGCTTGACCACGGATTTGTCAATTACCACCCAACATTCATTGCTGACGTGGCCGCGGTTAACGACTACGAACTTTTGCTGTGGTGCTTCGCGGAGATGGACACGAAGCGCATCGCGGAGGTCAAGGAGGCGAGCCAATTCCGAGAGCTTGCCGCTCGATATGGCACCGCGCTCAGTAGCATGATGTACGCAGTATTTCGCAAAGTGAGACGAGACGATTTCAAGACCCCAATGCAGGGGTACTACGCGGGTCGCTTAACAGGAGAACAGGAGAGGGCGTGGACGGAGAACAGGTAACGGAGAAGAAGCCCAACGTTTTTGTTGGGGTGCCGACCTACGACGGCTGGATTCATAGCGGCCTGATCGAGCCGCTGATGAAGTTTCGGACGGTGTACCCCTCCATGCTGACCGTGTGCGGCGGCAGCTTGCTGGCGTACCAGTTCAACAGCCTGTGGCTGGCGGCGCTCAATTCGAGCGCGGACTACTTCATCATGTGCCATGCCGACATCACGCCAGAGATGGATGCGTTCCAGAAGCTGGTGGAGGAGTGTATCCGACTGGACGCCGATGTCGTGTCGGTGGTGTCTCCGATCAAAACCCCGGACGGCATCACCAGCACCGGGATCGCTGACGAGGAGACCCTTTGGCACCCGCGTCGCTTCACTATGCGGGAGGTCTTCACCTTCCCTGATACGTTCACGGCTGCTGACACGGGGCACCCAGACAAGGCGTTGCTGATCAACACCGGCCTCATGGTGTGCAGCGTGAAGCGTCCGTGGGCCGCGAACGCCCACTTCACGATTAAGGACAAGATCGGGGAGTTCCGTGGCGAGCGCCAGCCGTTGGTGCTGCCGGAGGACTGGGGATTCTCGTGGTACCTGCACGAGAACAACGCCAAGGTGTACGCCACTCGTAAGGTATCGCTAGATCACCATGGCAACATGGCGTTCCCTAATACTTCGGCATGGGGGACCTACGAGCACGACCCAGCCCACCCCGAAGCATGGCCCGATGGCAAGGTCATCGCGGCGTGAGGGCTTGATCTAGTTGTCATAATGTGCCACCACTTAGGTAGTAACATTCGTGCTCTTCCCCGTAGGTTCGGCACGTAAAACTTGATCCTGCGGGACTGACGGTGGCAGTCCATATCTACCGCGTCGCGTAACAGCGGCCCCGTGTCCTGAGCTAGGCACGTTAAACATTGAAAGCTCCGTCTGGTGGTACGCAACCACTGGCAGCGACTGTGCCTTAGACGGTCGTTGGTCACCCCGGAATGGGCCGGGCCTGACCTCGCCTCCTCGGCGTCAACGAGGGCACCCAAAAGTGTCTCTGACGTTTCTAGGAGTGAGGTTAAGTGGCTCAGACCATCATTGGGGTCAATGATCCCCAGACTAATCAGGCATGGTCGAAGAAGTGCTTCGTGGAGGCTCTCAAGGAGACCCTCATGGATCGCTTCGTCGGCTCTGGCGACAACAACGCGATCTGCGTTCGCGACGAGCTTAAGGCTGGCGGCGACCGCATCACCATTCCGCTGCGTATGCAGCTTACCGGCAAGGGCGTCATGGGCGACGCGGTTGCCGAGAATCAGGCAGAGGCTCTCAGCTTCTACACGGACAAGCTGTACATCGACCAGCTTCGTCACGTCGTCAACGTCACCGGCCTCGCGTCGCAGCAGCGCGTTGCGTACTCGAAGCGCGCAGAGGCGAACAGCGGCCTCCGCGACTGGTGGAGCAACCGCCTCGACGTTTCGTTCCTCAATCAGGCGTGCGGCAACACGGCGCAGACTGACCTTGAGTATACGGGACTGAACACCCCGCTTGCTCCGAGTTCGACCCGTGCGTTCTACGGCGGCTCGGCGACTCAGGAGTCGGACCTTACCGATTCGTCCGGCAAGTTCACGCTGCAGTTGATCGACAAGTGCGTGCTGCGTGCGCGCACGGCGAGCCCGGCGATCCGGCCGATTCGTATTGGTGGCAAGGACTACTACATCATGGTCCTGCACCCGAATCAGGCTTATGACCTGCGGACGAATATGTCTGAGGGGCAGTGGGTCAAGCTGCAGCTTGCGGCGATGCAGGGCGGCAAGATCAACGACAACCCGCTGATCACGGGCGCGCTCGGCCAGTACGGCCCGGTGCTTCTGTTCGAGGACGCGCGCGTTCCTTGGGGCGACAACACGCAGGCCAATGCTTCGTACCACACCGACCTTGGTGCGGCTGCGAACGGCACGACCGACGTGGCTCGCGGCGTGTTCATGGGCGCGCAGGCTCTCGGCATGGCGTTCGGCCGTGACGGCGGCTGGCCGGAGAAGCTTCGCTGGGTCGAAGTGCTCAAGGATGGCGAGAATCAGTTGAACATCTTCGCGGGAATGATTCTCGGCGTGAAGAAGATGGTCTTCAACAGCGTGGACTACGGGACGATCACCGTTTCCACCTACTCGCCCGGCGCGTAATCCGGCGTAAGGAAGGGGTGAGAGACTAAGATGGCTACTTACTACGCAGATACTGCAAAGGACCAGCCTGCGCGCACGGATACCGCGCCGGTCACGGTCCCGTTCCTGTTCAATACGGGATCGACCAACTACGGCGCGAATGGAAATATCTTCGTGCTTGCCAAGGTGCCGAAGTTTGCGACGGTCACGGCACTGCTTGTTGATATTGCGGCGCTGGACGACGGCACGGGGCGCGTCCGTCTCGGTACTTCGGACAGCGCGGCGCGGTTCACCAGTGTGATTAACACGGGCACCGCGATTCGAGTCTCCTCGTTCGACGCGGCGGCGACCGCCAACACGCATGTGCTTCTGGCGTCGCTTCCGTGGCGCAACCTCAACACCACGAACACGACCGGCATCACGACCGATAGCGACATCCGACTCACGACCAACACGGCGTGGAATTCGGCCGTCGCGAATGCGGTCATCAAGGGTTTCGTGACCTACGTTTGCAACGAGCCCACGTCGTCTCGCGAGAATCCGTAAAGGGGGACGTAGATGGCGACGTATCGTAGCAATGCGGCCGGACTGAAGTTCGTGCCGTATGATCGGCCGGAGGGTGCCTGCATCGCGCAGGAGTTCTCCCTTACGATCAACGCGACCGTGGCTAACGCCGACGTGTTTGTGCTTGGTAAGATCCCGAAGGGGTCTACCCTGCTGAGCTTCTCGGTCGATGTCCCGCAGCTTGATTCGGGCGCTGGCAATCTCCTTGCCACGGTCGGCGACAGCGCGAATGCGGCCAAGTTTGTGAGTGCTTCGGCTGCAAACACGTTCCACAATACCAACACTCGTATTTCCAGCTTTTTGCCCACTAACGCGGTGGTAAATACGGTCACTCGGGGGACGCTCTTTGGCTCCCTTCCGGCGACCTACACGAATTCGAGTGACCTTCGACTCACGGTCACCCAGTCTCCGAATACCGGCGTTTCGTCGGGGACGTTCAAGGGCTTCTACACCTACGTCATGCGGCCCGCGTTCGGTCAGCCGTAAATGGCATCGTCTAGTTCACCAAGAGCATCGGGGCTTACTGGGCGTGGGCCTACGCCCCGAGTGCTCAACGGCACCACGTCGTTCAATACGAACTCTACGACGACGGTCATTGCTGCGCCTACGAACAGCAAACAAATCGTTATCCTGAGTTTTGATATTGGGTCGGCGGCTACCGCTACTGGACTCTACCAGTTGAAGAACGGTGCTGGTGGAACGGTCATGTGGCAGACCCAGATGCCGGCGAATCCGGCACCTGTTTCTGTCAACCCGGTAACTGGTGGTGAACTGTTCCGGTGTAACACCAACACGTTGCTTCAGATCGTTGGCAACGCATCCAACACCACTGGCTACATCAATGTGCGTTATCTCTACGAAGATCCCTGATCTTCGGGAAAGGAAAGACAATGGCAGGCGATAGTGAGAATTTCTCGTCGAAGCCCGCTTCGACCAACGACTACACGACCAAGAACTCGACGGCCACGTATTCGGACACGAATCGTGGCGATAGCGGCGCAAGCCGGGTGGGGAACTCTGAGCCCAACCCGTATGGCGCAAACGTCAAGAAGTAAGTGAACCAAGGCGGGGGCGTCAATCGTGGCGCTCCCGCCGCAGCTTAGTAGGAGTCCGCCGTAGCAACTCTTGGCGATATGCGAGACAGGATCGTCGATGAGTTGCGGCGGACTGACCTCGCTTCCAACGTCGAGAACGCCATTCTCGACGCGGTCAACTACTTCTCCCGGCGTGCCCACTTTGTGAATCAGGGCACACTGACGCCGATCAATACAGTGGTCGGCCAGAAGGCGTATGACCTTCCTGATGACTTCTCGCGGATGATCCATCTTGAGATCGTCCACGACGGACAGAAGGACCAGATGCGTGCTGCGTCGATCACCGAGATCGACATCGATGACTCGAACGACGACGACCCGTTTGAGGGCATTCCCGAAAAGTACGCGATCTACGGCACGCAGATGCATGTGTACCCCCGTCCAGAGGAAGCCTCGTGGACGTTCGAGGGCAGGTACCGCACCAGATACGCAGCCCCCGATAGCGACGACGACGAGGGGTTCTGGGTCAATGAGGCAGAGCGCCCTATCCGCTGCATGGCGAAGGCGTTCCTTTACGACGACGTGATCCGAGACACGGAGCAGGCCGACCGCGAGTACCAGAAGGCAGAGGCGGCGTGGCTGGAGCTTGTTCCCGAGTACGAGGCTCGCGTCTACGAGGCTGGCGTCAAGCCTTGGGACTAGATGATTGACGCCATGACCCTTGCAGGCTTCGCGCCAGACATCGACCCGAACATCATGCCCGGTTCTGGCACCGGGCATTTTGTTGACTGCGATGGGTTCTATCCCACCGCGCGCGGGTTCCGGCGTCTGCCGTCGCTTGAGGAGACCTACCCGCACCTGACAACGCGGGTGACCCCTAGCGATGATGGTGCCTGCTACGGCGCGTATGTGGCCCGGTTCCTCGATGGCGGGCGCAAGCTTTTCGCTGGCAGCAAGACGGCCCTGTACTTCGGCAGTGGCGGCATCTGGACGCACTACTCCACCATTTCGGACTACAGCACCGACACTGACGGGCGCTGGCGCTTTGCCATGTTCGGCAACGACTGCATTGCGACCAATGGCAGCGACTCCGTACAGGTGATCACGAACACGGGCAGCGACTTCGCTGCGCTGGCTGGCAACCCGCCAAGCGGCAAGGTGGTCGCGGTCGTCAACCCCGGCGGCTCCGGTGCCTTCGTGTTCATGCTGAACCTGTTCAGCAGCGTCCCCGGCAATGCGCTCACGCCCACTATGTGGTGGTGCAGCGGCATCGGCAACGACACCTCGTGGACGCCAGACATCGCCACGCAGTGCGCGAACGGCTACTTGGATGACACTCCCGGTGAGATCACTGGTGCCAAGTCGCTCGGCCGCAACCTGATCGTGTACAAGGAGCGGGCCGTCTACGCGTTTGAGTACGTAGGCCCGCCGACGATCTGGGCCACTCGCGTCACCTCCAACGAGGCCGGTGCCATCTCGCATGAAGCCGTCGCTGACCTTGGTGACGTTCACTTCGTGATGGGCTTCGACAACTTCTACATCGTCGATGGCTCTGGGGCACCGCAGCCGGTGGACTGCCCGCTGCGGCGCTTCCTTTTCGAGGAAGACCTCAACCGCAACTACCAGAAGGCTGTACAGCTTCGGTACGACCGCGAGCAGGGAGTGGTGTACTGCCACTATCCGTCCGTCGCGCTTGACGATGCGACCACGCCGCAGATGTGCGACAAGTGGGTCGCGTGGCACCGACAGTCCGGTAAGTGGACGGCCGGGGCCATGGATGTCGAAGCTGTCGTGTACCCGGAGCTACCCGGCACGATCGGCCTTACCTACGGCGACTTTGGCTCGCTGTACTCGACGTGGGGCGCTGCGGACGACGTTACGTTCAACTCGTACCTGTTCGCTGGATCTACTGACGTGGTGCAGGCCGTCTTCCAGCCGGAAGCTGGCATGTACACGATCAGTGGCACGCCTGAGTCTGGCGGATACCTGACGCTTGGCGACTGGGGCAACGGCGAGCAGTACATGTACGTCCGCCGGATGCGCCCTAAGTTCAGCATCTACCCGGCGGTCGGGACTTACTGCCAGAACACGATGCGCGACAACTTGGGGTCGAGCACGACGTATGCGGGCCAGACGACCTACATGGCGTCTGACTCCGGCTGGGTCGATCTGCGCGATAACCGTCGATACCACCGCTTCAAGTATGTGTTCCCTGCTGGTGACACAGAGATCGTCGGGCTGGACATCGACTACAAGCCGGAAGGTGTCCGATGATCAGGCGCATTATCGAGCCGCAGTTGCCGCCCGCGCCGGGTACCGACAAGGCTGTCATCCCATCGTTTAGGGAGTTGATTCGCTGGCTGCGTCGCTTCTCGGCGGACGTTATCGGGCAGCTTAATAGTCAGGTGCAGGGCGTTGGCGATGTGCTCGATTCCGGGGGCACCAACGTCACGCTCAAGCCGACTCACGCAATTCATCACGTCGGCGATACTGGGTCGATCCAGTACATCCAGCCGCCCACGGAGCAGTATGGCGTCGAGTCGGACGAGACGACCGTGCGCAATGTGTCGTCGTTCACCGGGCCGCTGTTCCTGATCCCCGATGGCGCGTGGACGCTTGTCGATACCGGCACTGGCGTTGGGCGTATTCTCAAGAACTCAACTGCAGTCGAGGGCCAAGTGATGGTCCTCGTCTTCGATGGTGAGGCATGGGCTCCGTCGTACTGATGAAACCGGAAGAGCCGCGCATCACGATCAAGCCTGTCGATATCGGCGAGCTTGACCAGTGGTTTCCGCTTGTCGTTCCCGCAATCGAGGAGGTGCGCTCCAAGAATGGCTTGTCGGCGACGCCGGAGGACGTGCTGCGTGTCCTGCGGGAGAATCGCGGCTGGCTCGCTTGCACCATGTACGGGGACGACATCGTCGGCGTCACGGTGCTGTGTGGCGACGGCGACCAGTTCGCAAAGGTGACCGACTGCTTGGTGTGGATTGCGTGGACCGACCCACGTAACCGAGAGCGCGGCATCGACAAGGCCGTGCGTCATTTTACGCAGGACATCATCGACCGGGTTGCCGCGAACGTCGGTTTCCGCGCGATTCGTATTCACTGCCCGCGTATCGGCTGGCTCAAAACGGCCAAGGAGCTTGGCTACGACTTGCAGGAGTTCGTGTTCGTCAAGCACGTCGGTGGTGACAAGAAGAAGGCAAAGTCCCCGAAAAAGATGCGCAACGAGCGCATCTTGAGGCGGGTGCATCCTAAGGGGGCTGCGTAATTGACTAGTGTGAACAACACCACCCGGCAGGATCTGCCGGTATGGGCACAGCAATACGGGCAGGGTTCACTTGTCAGCCTGTTCAATACGCTATTCCCCGATAGCGGGTACAGCGACGAGGATGGCAAGTGGTATCAGGGCAGGACCGCCACCTACGACGAACTAGGTGGTCCGATGCTGCCCTACCTGACTGGCTTCACTCCACTGGAGCGAGCCGGTCAGGAAATGGCCGTCAACAACGTCAAGTCGGGACAGCCCATCCGGCAGGCGTCCGACCAGTGGATGTACAATGCGCTGGGCGGCGACCCGAACAAGACTGACAGCAACAGTGACCTAGCCCGCCAGTACGAAACGTACATGACGGCTGGCCCCCTTGCTGGTGCGTCGCGCTCGTCGCTGCTCGACGCGATCATGGGCAAGAACCAGAGTGCTGCGTCGCAGTACATGCTGGACACCCTGTACGGCGGTACGGCCAATCAGGCGCAGCAGTCGGCATTCAACACGCTTGGCAATCAGCGTGACCTTGCGACCGATGCATCGCTTTGGTCCTTTGCCGGAGAATCCGCTGGTCGCGCTCGCGGTCAGGCCGACAAGGAAATTGCTGGGGCCTACCTCAACGATCCGCTGTTTGGGGCGTCGAAGTCGCAACAGCTTCGCACGATCAGTGGTGCGGGGATGGACCCGCGCTCGAATCCGTATCTGCAGGCCAATCTCGACACCGGGCTCAAGAGCATCTCTGACGCCTACAAGTATGCGACTGCGCCTAGCACTGCTGCGCAGTTTGCGCGGTCCGGCTCGTTTGGTGGGAGTGCCCACCAGCAGACTGCGGCCATGCAGCAGTTCGACCTCGGCCGCAACCTGTCCGACTTCACGAATCAGTTCCTTGGCGACAACTACGGGCGCGAGCGCGGCTATCAGGAGAACGCGAGCACAAACGCTCGTAATGCTTACCAGCAGGAGCGCAGCAATCAGCTTGGCGCGTTGCAGAACGAGCGCAACTTTGCGCAGTCGGCACTGGAAGCTGAGCGTGGACGCCAGTACGGCACGCAGGAGAACGCGCTCAGCCGCGCCACTCAGGCGGCTGGTGGCGAGCGCAACCTATGGTCGCAGTTGCTCGACAACCAGCTTACTCGCGGCATGAATGCAAGCGAGGGTGAACTTGGTCGTGGAGTTCAGGTGCAGTCGATCCTGCCGCAACTCATGCAGTCGCGGTATCAGGATGCCGACGTGCTGCGCTCGCTTGGTTCCGAGTACCGCAACTACATCGACCAGCAGAACCAGATCGACTACCAGAACAAGCAGCAGGAATTCCAGTGGCCGTTCCGCCTGTACGACATCCTCGGCAGTGGCCTTGCCAACTTCACGGGCGGCGGCAGCACCACGACGCAGACGGGCACGAACCCGAATGCGCTTAGTGGCGGTGCGCAGGCGGTCGGCCTCGGCACGCTTGGTGTTGGCGCACTGTCGCAGATTGGCAGTTGGCTGTATCCCGGCGGTGCTGCCGACATTAAGGCCGGTGGCTGATGGCGCGCGGTAGCATCTTCGACCTCGTGGACGCGCTGTACGGCGTCAATGGACGCGGCACCGCGCCGCTGCAACCAGTCAATATTGGTGGGCGGAGGACGATTAACACTAAGGGCGGACAGCCGCCCGGTGGCGTTCCTATTACTCCACCACACAACGGTGGCCCCCCGAGCGGTACCCCGGCGAATCCTCCTCCGACCAAGGGCGGCACCCCGGTTGATCGGCCTCCGGGTTCCCCCACTCCGGGGCCGACCACACCACCGGCAAATCCTAACCCGCCGCAGACTCCAGCTATTCCTAAGCCGCCTGAGCAGCCCACTCCTAATCCCACGACGCCAACGCCAACATCGCCAAATTGGACTGGCAGTCCTAGTGACTTCAACAAGGGGCAAGTCCGCGAGCAGCAGATGCCGGGGGGTGGGTACGACCCTACCATGCAGGCGCTCTTTGGCGGTGGGTTTAAGCCGTACAATGGCCTAGTCACCGGCGGCGACAAGGGGGGACAGCCCGGTGGTGGTGGTTGGGGCGGCGGCGGCGGTGGCGGCGGTAGTGGTGGTGGTGGCTGGGGCGATGCGGGATACCACGGCGGCGGGCAGGCTTCGACTTACGACCCGCTAGGGATTGGTCAGGACAACTATTACGGTGGCCCCTACGGCGGACTGCCGAGTAGCAATCAGAACGTCTACAATATGACCGGGGTCAACGCGGCGACGGGCTATCAGGGACCAGCCCGTTATGGCGTTGTTGGCGGTCAGGGCGGCTACGGCGTTGGTATGGTCGGCCCCGAGTATAGTGGGCCGATCTTTGACGACGCGCGCGTCGCTCTCAAGGCGTTGCGGCAGCAGCGTCGGCGACTCGAAAATAATGATCCGATCCAAGCCACGGCCAGCCCTGTTGCTGCGACCGCTGGTGTTCCCGCGACTGGATCGACGACCGGAGGAAGTAGCGTGGACAACAAGGGTGGACAGCCCGCTGGGCCGAACCTTCTAGGAAGACTCAATAGAATCAATAGCAAGCTGGCTGCAGACCCGAACAATGCAGCACTGCAGGCGCGACAGCAGCGCGTCGCTGGGCGGATCAAGGGTGGACAGCCCGCTGGTGGTAATACCACGGCTCCGGCTCCTGCTCCCGCTAGCGGCCTCGGTGCCGGTCTGACTCCTCCGGCTCCACAGCAGGGCGCTTGGGACCCATACACGCAGGGTGCAGGCATGGGAAACATGTTTGACACCGGCTGGGGTAGGCTCGTCGCGTCGAGTACGGGCAATCAAAACATCATGCAGTTGGAGAACGACCCGACCAAGCTCTTCCACTACGACCCGACCGCGCAGGACGGCCCCGGCGCTCGCGGCGGATGGAAGTCGATGACGCCGGAGTCTTACGCGTCCTACGGCGACTACAACTATAAAGACCCGCGCAACTTCGCTGGCACGGGCATGATGACGCAGCGGTGGACCCCCGGCAAGAACGGTGCCCTTGGGCAGGGTGTCGTTGGCACCGGCTCTTACGCCTGATCGGAGACGGCACGATGGCATTCTTTGGCAGAGCAACCAGCAGGACCGCCAGCAGGACTGGCGGTGACGGTAAGAAGAAGGCCGGGCAATACCCCGGTGGCGGCGACAATCATCAGTACGACAACCACGACGGTCCCGTCAGGCCGGGGGGCGACCCGCGCGGGGATACGATCGATTACGGTCCGTCGAATGGCCCGTCGCAGCAAGAGCGGATCGACAACGCGTGGAAAAAGTGGGGTGGTTCTGGGCTGTACGTAAATGGCGTTGAGATGCCATGGGCGCACGGGCCTAATCAGGAGCGCGGCAAGCGTGCCCCGTTCTTTACTCCTGATGTACTAGACCCGCGCAACGCTGGGTACTTTGCCGGGGGAACCACGCCGGAACAGGACGCCGCCCGCGCCGCTGTTTACTATGGGCAGGAGGCGGCAGCGCACGAAGGGTACATGGATAACTCGACTTACGCGAATGCCTATAATTCGCTAGTCGGTCAGGGTTATGACCCAAATCGGCGTGATGTGAAGCAGCAAATGCGCGTGGCCGGTGTGAAGAGCGGGAAATACGACGATCCAGAGATGCTTGCTGCGCTAAAGGAATGGGAACGGGCCAAGCGCGTCGCGCAGTTCGGCTTGCCGGATGACTGGACCCCCCCCAGCAAGAAGGGGCCGTGGCCCGCGCCTCACGCCCCCCCGGCTGGGGGCACTCAGACGAAGGGTTCCCCTGCGCAGCCCGGCTTGTCTACGGCGACGGGAACTTTGGGTGGAAATCGCGGCGGGAGCGGGAAAGCTCCGATCGCTTTCGAGGGCTACAAGGGTAGCCAGTCGTCGTCCAATGGACGTTGGGTGCCCGGTCCGAGCGGCAACGCTATTGGTGTTGACTACGGCGGCGGCGAATGGATTCCATACACTGAGCAGGAGAAGGCCGACAAAGACGCTAAGCAGGCGCGCATGAACGACACTGGCTTTATGTCGTTTGGTCCGGCTCCATCCAAGCCTAGCGGGATGCAGGCGGCGATTGGCACCAAAAAGCCGACCATCGTGCGCCGTGGTGGCGGGAAGGTGGAGCGCAGGTAGTGGTCAGTGTCCGCCCCGCCACGCTGCAGGATTGGAACGACCTTGCCTACTTCATCGAAGCCTACAACCGAGAGAAGTGTGCAAAGTTTGATGAGCCAGACTGCACGCGGATGCACCTCGACGCCTGCCACTTGGCAATTTCCGGTGGCTACGGCGGCGTGTTCTTGGCGCAGGACGGAGACAAGCTCATCGGCTACTGCGCATGGCTGTCGTTGCCCACAATGCCGGTGGGAATGGTGGACGGCATCGGGACTTACGTCATCCCCGAACGTCGTCGGGAACTGGTTGCAGAGAAGCTGAATCTCGCCGCTATCGAGTACCACAAGGAGCGCGGAGCGACTCGTGTGTATGGCGTAGTGAGTGATGACAACGAAGCGTCGCGGAGCCGGATGGAGGCTTACGGCGCGAGGAAGGTCGGGACCTTGTATCGCTGGGACTTAGACCGGGAGCCGACGCGGTGCCGTTCTTTGGAAAGAAAGTAGTCGACAGGATCTCCAGTGAAGAGGACCCGGCAACCGATGTCCCCGAGATGGAGGATGACGGCGGGTACGCTCCGGGGCGCGGCTTCGACAAGAACTTCTTTCGCGACATGCACGACACGCAGGGAGAGAACGGCTCGTGGTTCGATGTGGTTCCCGGTGATGATGGCACTTGGGTGATCAACATGAACCACGTCGGCGACAACGGAGAGTGGTCGGTGTCTGCCCCCGCTGGTGGCTTTGAAACCGAAGATGATGCGTGGGGCTGGTTGTTCGGAAAGCAGAACGACGTGAAGCGCCACGAGAAGCGCGCCATGGGGCGTTACTACAATAGCGGTGTGGACTGGAAGCAGTTCCAGCATCCTAAGCTGCGTGGGGAATAATGGCCGCTAGCCTAATCGCGGGACTTGCCGCTGCCCTTAGTACGGTCGGTACGGCTGCGGCCGGAGCCGGGTCTGCGGTTGCGTCTGGCCTTGCCGCCGCTGGCTCTGCTGTGGGTACCGCTGCTGGTGCTGCCGGTAGTGCCCTAGCTGCGGCCCCCGCCGCGACGGCGGCAGCGGCCTCGTCCGTCCCTGCCGCGTTCGGTAGCGGCTTTGGTGCCGGACTAGGCGCGATCGGTTCCACCATCTCGGCCGCAGCGCCGCTCACTACCGCCGCCGGTACGGTCGCGCAGACGGTCAAGGGTGGCATCGAGAACGGCTGGGAAGGTGCCGCCATGGGGCTTGGCAGTGGCCTCGCCGGTGCCGGTCTGGGTGCCGGTCTGGGAGCGGCCGGTAATGCCATCGGCGGGGCCGCTGGTGACGCTGCGGGATCTGCCGTGGGCGACGCTGCGGGTGGCTTTACGGACGCTGCAGGCGCGTCTGGCGATGCCCTCGCGGAAGGTCTGGGACAGGGACTTGGCGACGCCGCTGGAGATGCTGCTGGTGGGGCAGCTACGGGCTTCCCGTCCGATGCGTTTGTGGATTCGGACCCACTGTCGAAGGTCGCTGAGTTCGCCCCCAAGGTGGCCGAAGCCGGGGAGAGTGGCGGGCAGGGCGGTGCCTACGTCGGGCAGGCTGTGAACGGCGCAGATGGTGCCGCTACTGGTGCCGCCACCGGGCACACTGCAGCCACCGTAGACGCCACCGCTCGCGTGCTTGGCGGTGCGCCCCCGCCGACGCAAGCGGAGTCGCTGTCTGTCGGCGCGGACGCGGCCATGAGTAATCCCGACGTGATGAAGACGGCACCGATTCCCGAGATTGGCGACGGTGGCATGTCGAGCCTTGGGGGTCAGTCCGTCGACATGACCAACGGGATCGGCAACATCGACCCCGGCACTGCGGGTATGCTCGCCCCCGGTCTGGGTGCGCAGTTGTCCGACATGGCGCAGGGTGCATTCGGCGCGCTTAAGCCCGTAGGCCAGCTTGCCAGCACGGCAAACAAGGCGATGTCCTTGGCGCAGGGACCGCCGCAGGCACCGACACCGCTGCCGCCACCTATGCCTATCCGTAGGCAGCTACCGTCCATGGCGTCGCAGCTACAGCCGATCGGCCCGATGCCCCCGATTGGTGTGCCGTTCCGTCCGCTCGCGAGGTACTAAGTGGGATTCTTCGATACTCCAAATACTCCCGGTGTGCAGCCGAACATGCTGACGCCGGAGATGATCCAGATGCTCATGGACGAGTACGGGATTGATGCGGAGACGTTCCTCGGCGGCGGCATGTGGAAGGAGCAGCCGTCGCTCACGGTGCAGGACACCATGAAGCCGATGCCGGAGGTGGCCCCGGACCCGACGCCCGAAGTCGCGCCGCAGGTTGGCGTTAATCCCGAGAACAACCCCAGTGTTGGCACGCGCGACTCTTGGTACGCGAAGCTGCTTGGCGGGCTTGGGGACAAGCTGGGTGGCGACTCCGCAGCCGGTCAGGCGCTCATGGCAACCGGCCTTGGAATTCTCGGCTCGCAGAACACCTACGGTTCGACCATGGGCGCGCTGGGTCAGGGCGGAATCGCCGGTATGGCGACCTACAACGCGCAGAAGCGCGATCAGGAAGTCCGCCAATTGGCGAGGCAGAAGCTCGCACAGGAGCTTGACGCAGCGCGACTCAAGAAGGTCGAGAACAAGATCAACTTCATGCAGAAGTTGCTCGACAATGGGCAGACAGAAGACGCCAACAAGATCATGTCCGACCCGGACGTGCGTGAGTACCTGAAGGGCATGGGTACTGGTGTCGTGTGGAAGGGCAAGCAGGAGAAGCCCGTTATCCACTTCAACGACTCCACGGGTGAAGTCTTGCGCGCCGACCCCCTTACTGGTGAAACCGCGCTGACGGGTAAGTATACCCCCACTCCGCGCGAGCCAAGGGACCCGCTATCTGGGGCATATGACAAGGAGTGGGTGAACACACCCGGAATGCCCAATTATCAGCCGAATCTGCCGGTGGGCACTCCTCTTACGGCGAGATTGGATAGGGCTGGAAACATTCTCCCAAACTCAATTGGAGTTGCTCAATCGAGGGGATTCGGTCTTCGTGTCGATAAGGATGGAACGATTGAGTTGGCAACCGATGGGGCAAAAGTGCCGCCAAAGGTTCAGAATGATGCCGACAAGAGTATCCAGCGCGCTGACGAAATCATCAGTATGGCCGACAGGCTAGATAGGGTTCTTAATCAGAGCAATGTTGGAGTAGTTGGGAAAGCTAGATCACTCTTTCAAGGTAGCGTGGCCCAGCTTTGGGGTGTGTCGAGTTTTGCCGCAGAAGCGACCGGCATTATTGACGCGGCGCAGCGAGATGCGGCCAATACGGTATTTGAGAAGGAGTTTAACAATAAGGATCTGAACGACACCCAGAGGCTGTCACTTGCTCTTTCGTTCCTGTACGCCCGTTCGCTCGCTGGCCCCGGTCAGCTTACTGAAAAAGAACTAGCTTCCGGCAAGGAGTTCGTCGGGAATAATGGGCTGCTAACTTCGGCGGCCTCAATGAGGGACGCGCTTCGGATCATCAGGGATACGGCGGTTGCGCAGCGCGAGTCCGGTCTGGCAAGGCTTAGAGCGAAGTCGATGGATGACATCCCCGGTGTGCGACAGGATACCGCCGGTGGTCAGGGTGCGCCGCCTACTCCTTCGCCGTCTCCGAATGGTGCGCCGCCATCCGGTAACCCGTCCAACTCTGCTTATGGGGCAACGCCGAGTGGTATGTCGCGGGATAAGCAGAATGAGGCAAAGAATCTGATTGCGAAACTCTCGCGTGCCACGAATCCAATTACGGGCAAGACCTATTCGGACGAAGAGATTAAGTTGGCACTAAAAGCGGCGGGGCTCTAAGTGGCAATTTCTGACGAGCAGTCTCCGGTCGATGATCGCGTCAATCGCATCCTCGCCGAGTATGAGGCAGAGAAGCAGAAGGGCATTGAGGACGGACTCAAGGCTAAGGAGAAGGAGTCTCGCCTCCTAGCCTCGTTCGGTTCTGGTGCAAACGACGGCATTGCTGGCATTATTGGTATGCCGGTCGATGCCGCTAACTATGTTCTCGGCGGCGGCAATCCGCTGAATAGCATCCTTGAGAGCGAAGCTGCGCAGGGGGTGTACGACACTGTTCTTGGTCAAAACAACCCCCTAACGAATCTGGTGCGCTCGCAGCCTAGCCGTGGGCGCTTGGTAGAAAAGCCCTTCATGGGCTCCGAGTGGGTGCGCGACGCCATCAGCACGGTAGCCCCACCAATCGTTCCCGAGACTGCGGGCGAGACGATAGTCAATTCGGTCGGACAGCAGGTTGGTGGTGCAGTCACTGCCGGTATCCCCGGCGGCTTGGTGAGGGCGGGCGTCAGCAACCGTCTCCCTCTCCCCCTAGCCGAAGAGTCGGTTGCTGCACGCTCTGTGCGGGCTGGTGAACTCTCGCCGTGGGCGAGCACTGCCAGCAAGTCGCTGCAACAGCTTACCCTGCGTAGCCCTAGCGCCATCGCGGAAAGTCTCGTTGGTACGTCGCCAAAGAAGCTCGCGGCAGTAGAGGCGATTATCGCCGCTAGTTCCGGGGTCGGTGGCGGCATGGCGCGCGTGGTCGCACCCGACAGTGACGCCGCTCAAATTGCTGGGCAGCTAGTTGCCACCCTTGGCCCGGTGGCGGCATACGAAGCCGTGCGTAGCGTCGCCTCTCGTATGCGTGGCGCTTGGGCGCGTTATCGCCCCAGCGAGTCCGAAATGAAGGCGCAGATTGGTGAGGACATCCTGCGCGCCACGGAGCGCAATGGTGTCGATACCAGTTTCACGGGTGAGGGCCCAATTCCGGTCGACACCTTCGAGCGCACGCTCGCGGCCACACAGGATGAGGTTTCCGGTATCCCCGGAGTCAACCTGACCCTTGGTCAAGCTACGGCATCGCCAGAGATTCTCGCCAAAGAGCAGGCGCTCGCTAGGGGCACTGGCGACTTCCAGAACGAATACCTGCTGAAGCGCAAGGGGTCGCACGAAGCCATTAACGACTTCCTCGACTCCGTTGGTCACATCCCTACCGACACGGTCAGCATCGAGAATACGCAGAACGCAATGCGCAAGGTTGTCGATGAGCACGCCGAACGCGTCGCCAGAGACATTCGTGCGTCGGTTCCGATCCCCGTGGGCAAGGAGCCGGAAGAGGCCAGTAAGGACATCGTAAAGGCGATCAAGCTCGCCAAGACGGAGGGGCGGCTACAGGCTGGCAGGTTGTACGATCCCATTCCTGATCCAATCCCCACCAAGAATGGTGGACTACTGAGGGAAGTTAGGGATCAGATCGAGAACCCGCCGGAATGGACGGAAGACGACGACATCCCGAAATTTGTCCGAAAGGTATATGATACTGCTGTCGCCCCGCTGGTGGAGCAGGCTGGTGGCAATCAGGCGCACCTCGATAACCTGCTTGATAATTCGACCATGGAGTTTGGTTCGGCAAGGAACCTTCGCACGAAGCTACTGCGCCTTAAGAAAGAGGCGGTTGCTGCTGGTCGAGACAGCGAAGCGGAGTTCGTCGAGCGATTGATTGCCCGCACCGAAGACACCATGGATGATGTCCGCAACTCCACGGAGTTCCCGGAAGCGGCCAAGCAGTACGATGTAGCGTCGGACTTTTACGCGGACTATAGCGACAGGTTCAAGCGTAAGCTCATTCGCAACCTGATCGGTAAGGATAGGTTTGGCGGTAATAGGACCGAACCGGGGACTGCCTTTGGTGAGGTCTTCCTCAAGAAGGGCGAGCGCGGGGGTACTCGCGCCGACAAGCTCCTAGCGGCCGGTGTACGCAACGTGGACGGTCAGTGGGTTCCCAACCCGAAGGTAATCAGTGATGTGCGCGAGGCCGTTCTCGCACGTATCGCGAGCGACACCACCGATGTCAACGGCAGGGTCAACATCGACAAGTTGATGAGGTGGCACAAAGACTATGCGCCCTTCCTCGATCGCTTCCCCGACCTTCGGCGAGAAGTGTCTAGTCTTGAGCGTACCCAGACGGCGCTCAACAATGCTGGTCTAGCATCAGAGCGCGCTCTGGCGGACGTGCAGAAGTCCTCGCTCGGCAGAATCATCGACATGGACCCAGATGCGGCTGTGTCCACGATCCTTTCGGGCAAGTCCGCCGCGCGCGGTCTTCGTCGCACCATGCACCTGATCGAGGGTGACAAGGACGCGGTACAGGGGCTGCGAAGATCGGTTCTCGACCGCATTACCGAAGCCTCGTCCTCCGCGCAGTCTGGTGTTGGCGACACGTATGACTTCATTCACCCCGGCAAGATTCGCGGCTTTCTCAAGAGGAACCGCGCCGTTCTGGAGTCGATCTACTCCCCGGAGGAGATGGCTGATCTGCGCAAGGTTGCACGCGCGGCTGACATCGTGGCCCGTTCCGACCAGCCCGCGCTAAAGGGTAGCCAGACACAGCAGCTTAAGAACAACATCGAAGCTCCGAACGCGCGCCTCGCCAAGGAAGCGTTCCGTCATATGTGGGGCGTCCTTGGGAAGGGGCCGGTAGGCTGGGCCGGTGAAGTTGGAGTGCGCTGGCTCAACAAGGCGCTCACCGGCATGACCGAAGAGAAGATGCGTACACTGTGGCAGGAGGCGATTCTCGACCCGGAGGTGGCAAAGGTCTTTGTGGCGCACGCTCGTGGCGCGGCACCGACCAAGACGGTCAGGCAGTTCGGTTCAATCTTGGCCCGCCTTGGACTGGGCTACAGCGACGAGGACAAGGAAAACAAGCCCACGGTCACCGATCGCGAAGTCGCCAGTGTCCGGCCTGACACTTTCGAGCCCGCGCCGCCGCCGCCCCCACCCCCTGCTCCGCCCCCGCCGCCGCCTAAGCCTCCTAAGCCGATCGATGTATCCAAGGATCTGAAGCGGGGCACCATTACACCTACCGACGTGCAGGACTTGGCTAGGGCGGGGTTACCGTAATGGCAAAACCCAGCCCGGAAATGGACGCCCATGTGCGTGTGTATAGAAGACGAAAATATGTGGCGGAGTGGAATGTTCGACTAAGGCAATCTGACAAGTGGGATGAAGTTAAGAAAAGGCGAGCCGAGTATGCGGCCGACAGAAGGCGACGCAACCCGGAGAAGCATCGGTCCGCTGCTAGGCGAGCGTATTATAAAGATCATGCAAGGAGCAGAGCAAAAAGCCTAGAGTATTATCAAAAAGCCCGTGAGCGCGGTTTTACTGAGCGCGAAAGGGAGATTAAGGCAAGAGCCACAAGGAGATACATACTCAACGCGCGCACGTTTATTGACGGCTACAAAAATAAACCGTGTGCCGATTGCGGTGCCGCACATCCGCCATGGATGATGGATTTTGACCACGTAACTGGCGAGAAGAGCTTCAACGTATCCGCCGGAGTATGCTTTGGGAAAAAGAGACTATTAGAAGAAATCGCCAAGTGCGACGTGGTGTGTTCAAATTGCCACCGCAATCGAACGTTCATGAGAAGGCAGGATACTCGACGTGCCGCCATTGGTTGACACTTCAATTTTGGAGTGGCAGGACGACTACCTCGGTGCGGATACTAACCTGCCGCAGGACGGGTCGTCTGTTGGTGGGACGCTCGATGACATCGTGCGCAACATCAAGTCGGTCCAGCGTGCGGAATCGGAGAACAAGGAGTGGGTGAGGTCGGGCCTGACCCCGACATATGTATCGGCTACGTCGTTCACGGTAGCGGGTGACCATCGCGTCGATCTGCCCGCCGGGCGTAGGCTCAAGGCCACGATCAGTGGTGCGACCAAGTACGGCACCGTATTGTCGTCTAGCTACGGCGCTAGTGTCACCACGGTGACGGTGCAGTGGGATCTCGAAGAGGAGATCCACGCCTTCTCGCGCGTTGACGCAAACACCGTCAAGTTTCTTGGGCAGGATCTGCGCAGCACCTTTGCGGTGAATACGCGCGTGCAGTTCTGGAATGACTCAAAGCTGAGCACGCAGCGCAAGACTCGCGTCGTGAGTAGCGTGAGCTTCTCGACCAACACCACGGTCGTGTTCACGGGCGGCGACCCGTATGAGACAATTGACTCGTCCGATGACCGTGTGCTGGTGCCATCGACAGGTATCGACAATACGGTGTCGGAAGTGCAATTCGGGACCTTGACTCCAGATATGTACGAGTCGGGCTGGGGGCATACGGCAGAGACGGGGTCGTTTCAGATCACCGCAAACGGCAGTACCGGGCCGTTCACGATCAATCTACCCAAGACTCGCGCCAACAATACCTACGTGGTGCAGATTCAAGCGACGAGTGCCAACACGGCCCCGTCGAACACTAACTGGGTGTCGCCCAAGGTGACCTCGCGCTCGACTACCAATTTCGCGGTGACGCTGCTGTCCTCGATCACGAGTGGCCCGGTAATGACCTACGACTACTGCATCGTGGAGCAGGCGTGAGCATCCGCGACACCGACATCACGGACTGGTCTACCGTCAACGCCGAGAATGCCCCTACTGACGGGACGTACATCGGCGGCGACTTGGCCGGGCAGTTCCGTAACATCAAGAGTGTCGCCCGGTCGGAGTCGCTCGAAAAGGAATTCATCAAGACCGGCTACGTCACAGCCGGGGCCACGGCTGGAACACCGGCTCAAATTAGTTTCTACTCTAGTGAGGGGGATCTTACCGGAACATTTACCGACCGGCGGAAGGTGAGACTGCGGCCGTCTGACGGCTCGGACGACTGGGTGTACTGCGCCGTGGTCGCTTCGAGTTACATCAGTTCCACGACCGTCACGCTGGTGAACCTGTCGGGGACCGTAGCATCGGCCACTGAATACTTTGTAGACGTTGGTGTGGACTACCCCACCAAGTGCCCGCTCCCGCTGTGGACACAGAGTGGCACGGTCACAATCACGGACACGAATACCAGCGGGGCGATCACGTATACGCACGCGGAGCCGGACACGGACTACTTCCCAAAGGTGACTGTTATTTCTAGCGATTCCACAAATGCGGGCGCGACGGTCGTTACGGACATTAGCCCCAAGAGCCGCACCGGTATGACGATCCAGCTAAACCAGCAGCCCGGTGCCGGTAAGACCGTCGTCTTTGGCTGGACGATCATGCGTGAGTCTTGATGTCTACGATTTCTGATTGGGAAGCGGACTACACTGGCGCGGACACAAACGTCCCGGCGTCGAGTACTGCCATCCCGTTTCCAGCCAACACCACGACCGACCTTGGCGAGGTGCTGCGCGACACCAAGGCGGTGATCAGGTCAGAGTCGCTCAACAAGGGGTGGTATCCTGATTCGGTGGCTGCGACCTACGTCAGTTCGACGCAGTTCACGCTGGTGGGTGACGTTACGGACTCGTGGACGCCAAGTGTGGCGGTGAAGCTCAATCAGAGCAACACGGTATATACTTGGATCAAAGACGTTAATCTCAGCGGCGGGAACACCGACGTTATTATCACCAATGCGGCGCTGACCAACACGCTCACCACGGTGACGCGTGGTGCGTTCATGCCGCCGTCTACTCCGTCGCGCAGCGAGAACTTTGGCTACCCAATGGGTACTGGGTCGAGTCTCCCGCCGCGCGTGTCGCAGCGTGGCAAGTTTGTGGTGAGCGATAGCACCAACACCGTGACCGTGCCGTTCATTCGGACTGAGCCCGACACCAACTACCGGGTGCTGATCCAGCTTGTCTCCAGCGACCCGCTGGTTGACCTCGATGCGCAGAGGTTCACGACGATCACCAAGTCTACGTCCAACATGGCCCTTACTCTTGCCGCCGCTCCCGGCGCTAGCAACACGCTCGAATTCGAGTTTGCACTAGTGAGGGCGATCTGATGCGCGCCCCCCTTTTTGCGCGCAAGGTGGGTCGATCGATCGACCTAGTCCTCCTGCTGCTCCTGCTGCTGCCGGTGCGAGCGTTGGCTGCGCCGACGCAGGCCCTGATCACGGGCACGATGTACAAGCCGGGAGGAGCCGTCTGTGGCGGTTGCAGCCTCACGGTGCGGACACCCTATACGCAGTCGGTTGATGGTGGCTCCTTCCCCGGCGGATCGCAGTCGTCGTGGAAGACGGATGCCGATGGTGAACTGCCTGCCGACGCCTACTCGTGGCAGGGGTTGTGGGTTGAAATAACACAACAGTACGCCGACCCCTGCACGGTGCAGATCCCGGCTAGTAGCTCAGTCACTCTTGCCACACTGAACTCGTCGTGTGCGTCGCCGCCGCTGGGTGGCAGCAACGCCGACATGACCGCTGTGTGGACGTGCTCCAGCGGCGACTGCTCAGACCTCGTGGCCGGTGGTGGCGACACCCTCGACGCAACCGCTGCCGACTCCACGGCACCTTGCAAGGACGGCACGAGCACGCCCGCCACCTGTTCGGTGGGTGAATGCTTCTTCGACACCAATGCGACGGCTGGCGAGAACCTTAGCATCTGCACGTCCACCGATACGTGGACGCAGATCAGTGGAGGCGGTGGGTCCGGTAATAGCTTTGAGACGATGAACGTCCCGTCCGGTACTGACCCGGTTGCGGACAGTTCTACTGACACGCTGAACTTCACAGCGTCGGGTATCGTCTCGATTTCTGGCGACTCGACGACGGACACGATTACCATTGGTGCGACTGAGGTCGGTGACGTGTCGAGCGTCGGCGACTGCACGACTGGGGCGTGTTTCACGGGCACGACAGGCTCGACGCTGACAGGTGCGTCTGGCACATCACTGATCGTCAATACCGACAACAACATTTACCTGTCGTTCGACACAGACAACAACGCGACGAGCACGGGCGTTGTCATCGGGTCGAACGCGAGCGGGTCGAGTGCCACGCCGTATGTCGTCGTCAGCGACGCCGCGACGCCGAACGTGACGCTGCGCAACGCCACCCGCCTGCGCTTCAACGACACGTCCGATGACACCAACTACGTCGAACTCGTAGGACCGTCCGGCATCTCATCGAACTTCACGTTCACGCTGCCGTCCGACGACGGCACGTCGAACCAGTTTCTACAGACCAACGGCAGCGGCGTCCTGACATGGGCTACGCCGTCCGGTAGCGGCAACGTCAATAACACGGGCACCCCGGTCAATAACCAGATCGCCGTATGGACAAACTCCACGACGATCGAGGGCGACCCGAAGCTCACCCTTAGTGGCTCGTCCCTGACACTAGGAGACAGTGCAGTCGATGCTGGTTTCACGCTGGCAACCGGCCTGACTGGCGGGACCGATCCGGCAATCGATTTCACCAACGGTCAGGTGGACTGCGTCAATTGTCGGTTCACCGTAGGCGGCGGTACGACCGTTCCCGACGGCAGCGGCGCTAGCACGCGGATGGCGTTCTGGTCGGACTCCAACAGCATCACGTCCGATGCTGACATGACCTACGACAATTCCACCAACACACTGACGGTGCCTAATGTCACCGGCAATGCTAGCACGGCTACTGCGTTGGCATCGAATCCGTCAGATTGCGCATCGGATACATACGCGACGACCATTGCTGCCAGCGGCAACCTGACGTGTGCCACGGTGACGAACGCCGGCCTCGCGGGCTCGATCGCGATGAGCAAGACGCTGCTTACCGCCGACGCTGGTGTCGCACTGTCCACGAACAGCCTGACGACCGCGAGCGGCGAGCAGGGCTTCCTAGCATCTGGCGCGCTCACTTGCGGTGCGTCGACCAACGGCAAGATGCAAGTTCATACGACGCCGCTGCAGTATTGCGACAACGCGGCGACTCCGACGCTCCAGTACGCGGCCTACGGAAACAGTTCGGGCGTGGCAACATCCGCGACGGCGCTTGCGGCTAACGGCTCAAACTGCTCGGCGGGGAACTACCCACTTGGTGTCGACGCCTCTGGCGCGGTCGAAAGCTGCACGGCGGACGACGACGTCCCGGAGGCTGCGGACTACTCCAACCTGACGGCTGGTACGGGCATCACGAACAGCCCCACGGGCACGATCAACGCGACGCTCGGTACTGCGATCACGTCGTCGGAGATCACGGACGGCGAGATCGTCAACGCCGACATCAACGCCTCGGCGGCGATTGCCCTGTCGAAGCTCGCTAACATGAGCACCGACCGCCTGCTCGGTCGCGACACCGCCAGCAGCGGTGCCATCGAGGAGATCAGCCTCACCTCGCCGCTGGCTTTCACCGGCGCTGGCGCGATTCAGATTTCCGACCCGTCCGACTGCACCAACCAGTTCGTCACCGGTGCTGGCGCGAACTTGTCGCTGACCTGCACCACGGCAACGCTCGCCGGTGCGCAGTTCGCGAACCAAGGCACGACCACCACGGTCCTGCACGGCAACGCGGCGGGCAACCCGTCGTGGAGCGCGATCGTTAGCGCGGACGTGACGGACGGTACGCTCACATCATCGGACCTTGGTACCGATTCGGTGAGTTCCGACGAGCTTAACGCGACCGGCGTCGAGGCCGAGATGGAAGCCGTCATGGATCTGCAGGACATGCAGGGTGCCGTGACGGATGCGCAGGTTCCCGACACGATCACCGCGTCGAACTACCTCCCGCTCGCGGGCGGAACGTTGACCGGCAACCTCGTCTTGAGCGCGGATGCGGGCGAGGGAGTGTCTGGCGGCGGCTTGTCGGACTGCGACAACGCGACGACGAGCAAGCTCTTGTGGGACTCGACGACCAACAAGTTCTCGTGCGGCACGGACCAGACCGGAGCCGGTGGCGGCGACGCGATCACGGTCAACTCGTCTGCTGCGACAGACCCCGACTTCCTCAACGGCGACATCGACTGGACGTTGACCGGCGGCAACTCGATCACGGCAACTGTCGCCTGCACCGGCTGTGTGGACTCCACCGACCTTGCCGACACAATCACCGCCACCCTGACCGGGGACGCCAGCGGCAACACCCTACTCGCCGGTCGCACCGGCAGCGGCAACAACACCATCATCTCGACCGACGACAACGGGCAGATCACGCTTGCGAACAGCGGGGCCACGGGCAGCAGCAAGACCGGTAAGCTCTACGGCTCGGGCAAGACGGGCGAGAACCTCCTGCTCCAGCCGAACAGCGCCAACACGACGACCGGCAGTGTCAAGGTGGACGGCTACCTCGACTTCTGGTCGAGCATCGCGACCAACTCGTCGCCGGTGAACGTCTCGGGCTTCTCCCCGACGGTCACGCTGTCCGATGGCGGCGGCTACTCGCTGGTGGACTTCAACCCTACGTTGTCGGTCCCCGACATTTCGGCAGTGCAGGCGTTCCGCGCGCGAGGCTCCATCGACCGGACCGGGACGACTGGCAGCTTGCTCTACCAGTACACGGGCTTCCACATGGGCACGACGTTCACGTCGTCCACCACCGGAGGGCCACTGTTTCAGGATG